TTGAGATATACCGTTCTTAACACTCAGGAATTGCGTCGGGACAAAAGCACTGATTATCAAGTGGGTTGGGAAGACGGTATGTTTGATGCTAAAGAAATGATTAAAGAACATTTTCGGAGTTGAAGAATGATTAAAATTATATTGGCATTTTTGTTTGTATTCAGTATATGTTATTTTGGGATTAAAGGGTACAGAGATTTGTCAGGAAAGGACAAATGGTCATTGACAAAATTACTAGGTTATAGTATACTATGTGCATTAACAGCAATAGTGCTGTTGATGTTGATTGTCATTTTATTTTAAGGAATCATATGATTAATGACTTTTGGCTCCGCCCACTGTATTTTGTTTTGGGCTTTGTATTTTGTTTCTTTCTTTTTGTAAAAGGTATTATCTAAAATGAAACGTATTTTTACCCTCTCTATTCTTGCCGCCGCAGTTCTTGCTACAGGTTGTACCCGTATCGAAACTGGTGAAGTTGGTGTTCGTGTTGGCTTTGACAAACAAGTACAACCTGGTGAATTGCTTCCGGGCTCGTTCAATCAGGTCCTAATTGGTGATGTTTTGACATTCCCTATCAAAGATGTTAATGTGGTTTTGGAGAATATGACTCCTGTAGCTAAAGACAATAGCACCATGAAAGACTTGGATGCTGTGGTTGTTTACAACATCAACCCACAACAAGTGTCAGAACTGTACGCTACAAAGAACAAGGCTTTCCACGCTGACTTTAAGGGTGACACTTATGTGATGTACAACTACATTGTTCAAAATGCTCGTAATGCTATCTACAAGGCAGCACGTAAGTATGAAGCATTGGACATGGCAGACAATCGAGGTGAAATGGAAAAGTTTATTCAGGACGAAATCGTTCGTAACTTGGCTGAAGAAAAACTGGACGGTACTATTATGATTAGCCAAGTGTTGATCCGTAATGTTGTTCCAGCTGACTCAGTTGTTGAATCAGCTAATGCACTGGTTCGCAGTAAAAACGAATTAAAGCAAAAGGAAGTTGAAGTTAAGACTGCCGAAGCAGAAAGTCGCAGAATGGCAGCATTGGCTAATAACTCAGGTGCAAGTATTGCGTTCATGCAGGCACAGGCTATGTTGAACATCAGTGAAGGTATCAAGAACGGTCAAGTGCAGACCATTGTTGTTCCTAGCAACTTCAATGCATTAATGATGCCTAAATGAGTGGCTTAGGTATCATACAGGAAGAATTACCCCAAGCATGTCAAATGTGCGGGGTGATTGATGAATGTCGTCCTTATGGTCCTAATAACGAAGAAGTTTGTTTTGACTGTGCTATGAAGGATGAAGAAACTACTAAGCGCAAAATGGCAGCTTATATTTTCGGAGATGTGTAATGTTAGAACTCATCATAGCACAATCTGATATACATTCAATTCTCACCGAAATGCGTTACAATCTACCATCAAACAAATATGATGTAGGGCAGAAAGTAATTTCTGAGTTATGTTCTAAGTTAGTTGAAAAAATAACAGCAAATCATTTTACCTCCAAACTAAACATCCCGGTCATACCGGGAAATCATGATGTTGACCCTGATTGTTTATTTAAATTTCCTACAGGTGATATACCATTAGAAGTGAAGGTCGCAATGGGCGGGAAAGGCTGTCGATGGCGTGGTGGTGGATTATCAAATAGGTCTAGTGATTATCTTTTGTTTGCACGTAATAGAGAATCAACTGAATTTTTTGTAGCTATTACTCATCTTACAAAGAATGATTGGGTGATACAAAAAACACAATATTATGCTCCTTTCTTTACCGAAGAACTATTACATGCAAGACCACATACTGTGTTATGTGGTAGTTGGGGTGTAGAATCTAAAGGCAAAAGACAAGGTAAACCTATTCTAGTATTGGAGAAATTATAATGGGAACACAAACAGATTATTTCCAAGAAAAAGGTTATAAGCCAAAATACTTTATCGGTGATAGAGTATTTGGTAAGTACAATAAAATTCCATTTATGGGTACGGTGGGTAATGATAGGTTGATAAGTGAAATTATCGGCCCGGAGATTACTATACATCTAGATTTACCAATTAAGATTGACAAAGAGTATAAACACTTTATAATTGTAAAACACAAAGACGTTAAGCCTCTTAAAGAAATAAAATGAATAAGTCTAATTTTAAAATTTTACTCAATAAAAAATTAGCTGAATTTGTTGGAAGAACAGATGATATAGAAATTATAAAACGTGATATGCACTCTGTGATTTCTCAATTGGCAAAACAATATCCACAGTATATATATTACATGGAACAACTAACTAGTGAAGGGATGAAAAATGGTAACAGTAGTAAAGAGTGAGTGGCATCAGGTTGAAAAACGATATGGCATTGAAATAGATGCTGATACCCTTAGTGAGATTTATCCTGACCTAGATGAAGATGAAATCCAAGCAAAATTAAATGGATTAGAATCCGGTGACGAAGATATTGACGAAGTTATTAATGATGCTTGGGAAAATGATGTTGACTTAGATTGGGACTATCTCAACGATGATGATTGGTGGACTGACCGTAAAGGTGGGTATGATATCACATATAGTGTTGAAGATTGGGAAGTGCGTGAAGATTATGTATCTCCTGTAACACACAAGTGTACTAAGTGTAAGTGGGAAGGTTCTAAGTTTGATACTGATTGGATATGGCCAGAAGATGATGAAACTGGTGAGCGTGAAGCCAAAAAAGTTTGTCCAATGTGTGAAAGTGACACCGAACTAACTGAAATTGGTGTCCAAGAAGAACAAAAAGAACTAGAGCGAAAGACTAATGCACTGAGTCATTTAAAGGATGATGGGGAAAATGATGAAGTTGAAGAAGATGATGCCGCAACACAAGCAGAGTTGGAAAAGGCATTAGAAGAATTGAAACGTGAGTTTGATAAACTGTCAGCAACCAGTGACGTAGTTCCTATGAAATGCACCGAGTGTGATTGGATTGGCGATTGGACTGAAACTGCTAACAATGATGATGAAGAAGATGTGTGTCCAAGGTGTGCCGCACCTGTAGAAGAAATTGAGAGAGCCAATGAATAATGATTTAGTAGGTAGAAAATTTGTATTTGATGACGGTAGTGTTATTCAAGTTATACAAATAAAAAATAGAGACTATGACGAGTCAGTAGAGCCATTTGTTACATTTACTGTTAGTAATGGTAATAGTTTACCTCGTAAGTTAGTAATGCGAGAGCAAGAATTCAGAGATACATACGGACATTTATTCGAAGAAGGAGAAGATAATGCCTTATAAAACAATTTATAAAGAGGTTGAAGTTGATGTTGACATTGATGATTTTGATACTGATGATTTGCTTGACGAATTAGCAAGGCGCGGTGAGACTATAGGTGATTATGGAGACACTAAAGAAATACTTGAAGCCATTTATGAAAGGCGCCGAATGGGCAAAGACTATCAATATGAATTAGACCAATTAATTTGGTGTGGTTTAGGTAAAGTGTTATAATACATTGACCACGTAACCACACTAAATATTCAAATGTTCTCACGATTTTTATCAATATTCACATTTAGCAATGCTACATTACTAGTAGCATTAACCCTAAGTTCAATAGCCGCTTGGTATAGTATCATTGGTCTAACCGCTATCTTTGCAGGAGCGGTTATCCCCATTATCATTATGGGCGGTGCATTGGAGTTAGCAAAAATTACAACTACAGTTTGGTTACGCAAGTACTGGGATCGGTGTGGTTGGATAATGAAAATGTACCTAGTACCTGCAGTTGTTGCACTTGCACTACTAACAAGTATGGGTATCTTTGGATTCTTAAGTAAGGCTCATTTGGATCAAGGTGTACCTACTGGTGATGTTGCGGCTAAAGTTGCTTTACTTGACGAGAAGATAAAGACTGAGCGAGATAATATAGAGACAAGTAGAAAAGCACTAACACAAATGGATGCACAAGTAGACCAAATGTTGGGTCGTACTGATAGTGATAGGGGTGCAGAACGTGCTGTTCAAATCCGCAGACAACAACAAAAAGAACGAACTGCATTACAAAATGATATAGCCAAAGCACAAAATATTATTGCTAAATTAAATGAAGAACGAGCGCCTATTGCTAGTGAATTACGCAAGGTGGAAGCCGAAGTAGGACCTATTAAATACATTGCGGCATTCATCTACGGTGATGATCCGGATGCTAATTTATTAGAACGTGCAGTACGTTGGGTAATTATATTACTTGTTATTGTTTTTGATCCACTTGCTATTATGCTAGTAATTGCGGCTAACCAAAGTAAAGATTGGGATAAAGAACAACCAATTGAAGATGATAAAAATGCTATGGCTATCATCCCACCTAAAGAAGAAGATACAAGACCATTCACCGAAGAAGAAATACAAGCATTAGATAGTGAACCTATTGCATCCTGGCCCTTCCCTTCTGCTAAACCACCGGAAGAATTTGAGCCTTACGTAGCCAATAAGTTTAGCGATATAAAACCAGTAGAAGTTGTTGAAGTTACTAAAGAAGAGGAAGAAGTCTTTAAAGAATTAGAAAAGAAGTCTCAGCCCACAATTGAAGAACAAATGGCAGATACAGTAGATCCAGAACCAGTGAAGGGAGATTCGCCTAATTTTGAAGGAATCAAACTTGCAGACGGCACATGGCTACAAACGGGTCCTGAGTTTGCAGAAGAACCAAACCAAAAATCAAAAAAATTACCTTATAAAAAGGGAGACGGGGACTATGTAGAGTTTGAGGGTAAGAGTATGCATATTCGTGTACTAAGAGACATACACCCAGAATTCTTTCTTGAAGAAGATAGTATTAGAAAAAATAGAACCAATTTTGGAACAGAATTTCCTTCTAATCCTCACGTAGGTGACACCTTTGTGAGGGTGGATGTGATTCCAAATCAAGTGTATAAGCATAATGGGGCAAGATGGATAAAAACCAATAAAGAAATTACGGACACCCATTTAAATTCAGAATACTTACAATTTTTAGTTGACCGAATCGCTACGGGCGAATATGACCCGGAATTGCTTACTATAAATGAGCAAGATGCAGTGGAAAAATTCATAAAATCTCAAAATAGTTAACCAAAATAATTGCAGAATAATCCATATTCTGTTATACTATCTTCATTGTTCAACAACTTATAGGGAAACTTATGAAACACACACTCACTTTTCTAGCAGTAGCATTCACACTAGGCGCATGTTCTAGTATGAAAATGGGCAACGGTACTAATAGTAACGAGCCAATTGCTAATCAAAAACTTTCCACTTCTTTTGTAAGTGAGAATATTAAGATTGAAACTAAATGTGCTTGGTTCAGTTTTAGTCGTGATTGCAAAATTGTTGCAATTGAAGCTACTGGCACAGCACCAAGTTTTGGTAACACTACTAATAACATGCGTAATGCATTGACTAGAGCCGAAATGCGAGCCAACGCTAATATAAGTGAATTCTTAAACAAAGAAATTACTACCAATCGTGTGAATAACACTATTGCTAAAAACATTGAGAAAGCCACTGACAAAGTTAATGCAGGTAAGGCTGATGACAAGGCAGTTGAAATGACTGATAAAGAGGCTAGCAAAGTTAGTCTCAGAGAAAACACCAACGATACGGTTGTTCAATTGACCGAATCTATTCAAACATCTTCACGATCCATTCTTAAAGGATTTATTAAAGTGAAAGAAGAAGTAGTTGGTGTGCAAGAAGTTGCGGTAACTATTCGCTGGGATTTAGACAGCGAAGATGCACGTAATCAACTTGCTAGAAAAATGAAATGAGATACTTATTACCTATGCTCATGCTGGCATTATCAGCATGTGCATCTGATAAGCCTACCGGTAAGAGTTTTTCTGGCTTAACTGAGCCAGGATATGTTCGTGTAATCGGTACAGGTAAAAATTTTGAAGATGCAAAAACAAATGGTTTTCGTACTGCAATTGAAATTATTGTAGGTTCGATTGTTATCAGTGATGCCGAAGTAAAAAGTAATCAACTTATTCGTGACGAGATTGCAAAGCATAGTGCAGGTTATATTGATGATTATAAAATTATCAGCAATGCTACTACAGACTTTGGTGTATCACTGGTAATGGACATTAATGTCAAAAGCAGTAAGATACATGAACGTGTATTAGGTAAATTCAAAGACCAAGAACCATTAAATGGTTCTAAGATGACAGCACAATTTCAGACCTATAATAAGGAAAGAGAAAGTGGTGACAATGTTTTGGCTAGTGTATTGAATGACCTGTCTAGTAAAGGTTTTACACTTACAAAAGGTGATGTAAAGTTTTTAACTGACAAGGATAGAAATGCTATTATCATGGCTGACTATAGTATCTTTTGGAACTATAACTATCTTGTTGCATTGAATGAAATTCTCAAGAAATTAGAAGATTCAAAGTCAAACTCTATCTACCAAGAAAGAGTATTCATTCAAAGTAAAGATCCTAAGGCATGGCTCATAGGTCAAACTGATAGATACTATTTCAATGATGGTATACGTGCAGACTTGATTAAGAGCAAAATCAGAGGTTCAATCTATATCATGTCCAGTGTGTATGACGATAACGGTAAAATGTTGTTTAGTTCATGTTCAGAACCATTATATATGATGCCTCTCAACAAAGTAGATCCGCTTATCATCCGAGGTAACGAGGGTTTTGAGGGTCAAGTTATGATAAAAGTTCATCCCACTAATCCTAATTATACCAAACTAGGAAAAGCAAGAAAAGTCGAGTTGACATATACTACAGGTTCGTGCTATAATTTTAGCTAAACTACGAACAAGAATAAGTATATTAATGACCGAAGAAACTAAACAAATCAATCATTGCAGTTTTTGTGGGGCACACAAAGATGGCGTCAAAAAATTAGTCGTAGGAGGAACAGTAGCTATATGCAGTGATTGCGTAGAGTTATGCCAAGACTTAATTATTGATGAAATATCAGAACATAATGATGACATTCAACCCGAGTTTGATCCTGAATCAATTAAAGATTATCTTGACCAGCATGTAATTGGTCAAGATGATGCTAAAATGGTTCTTAGTGTGGCGATTGCCAATCACTATAAAAGGATCAACAATCCTCCCAAAGACTTAGAGATTCAAAAGGGCAACGTACTTATTGTAGGCCCCACAGGTAGTGGTAAAACATTGCTTGCTAAGACTGCGGCTAAGTATCTCAAAGTGCCCTTTATTGTTGCTGATGCCACAAGTTTAACTGAGGCAGGGTATGTTGGTGATGACGTTGAATCAATGATTAATATGCTAGTAAATGCTGCCAATGGTGACAAACAACTTGCGGAACGTGGAATAATTTTTATTGATGAAATTGATAAAATTGCACGTAAAGGTGAGAGCACCAGTATCACACGTGATGTATCAGGTGAAGGTGTACAACAAGCGTTACTCAAGTTAGTTGAAGGTACTATATGTAGAATTTCTAGTCAGGGCGGAAGAAAACATCCTGGTAATGACATGAATGAAATTGATACAAAAAACATTCTATTCATTGCCGGTGGTGCATTCGTGGGTCTCAAAGATGTTATCGCAAAACGTACTAATGGAACCAGCATTGGATTCGGTGCCGATATCAAGGATAACAAAGTTGAAGGTGATTTAACTAAAGTAAGTCCAGATGACCTGACCAAATATGGAATGATTCCTGAATTTATAGGTAGATTTACTACTACAGTCAGTATCCAAGAATTAAACAAAGAACAACTAATCAAAATTTTAACAGACGTTAAGAACAATTACGTCAGTCAGTACAAATATTTGTTAAAATTAGACGAAATTGAACTAACATTCACTACAGAAGCACTGGATCAAATTGCTGAGAACACATTAACGTTAAAAACAGGCGCACGTGGATTACACACTGAGATTGAACGTGTATTGATGTGTCATATGTATCATACTAAAAAATACCGCAAGAACAAGGTGAAACTACTAAATATAGATAGGGAACAAGTAATTAACCCTAAACCTATCATATGATGCCAAAAGGAAGAAAAATTCAAGTGCATGACGGAAACGTTGAAAAAGCATTGCGTAAACTAAAGAAAAAGGTAAGTGAGACTGGCCTTCTTCAAGAGGTCCGTGACCGTCAAGAATTTGTAAAACCCACAGTAAAAAGAAAATTAGCCCATGGTCAGGCTAAGCGCCGTTGGAAAAAGTATTTGCGTGACCAGCAACTTCCCCCAAAAATGTATTAACCCGAATAATATACAAATATTTTACGCAATCATCTAAAATAGATATATACATGTAGATGCTGTAAAGGTCTACAGTTAAGTCTTGCTTTTTAAAGGAGAAACAAAATGAGCAAAGTCATAGGTATCGACTTGGGTACCACAAATTCATGCGTAGCCATTATTGAGAATGGCAATCCCAAAGTAATTGAAAATTCAGAAGGTGCTAGAACAACACCCTCAATCGTTGCCTACGCAAACGATGAAATCTTGGTTGGTGCAAGCGCCAAACGCCAAGCAGTTACAAATCCAAAGAACACAATTTATGCAAGCAAACGTTTAATTGGACGTAAGTTCAATGAACAGGCTGTGCAAAAAGATATTGATTTGATGCCATATAGTATCATTGAAAATGAAAATGGTGATGCTTGGATTCAAGCACAAGATAAAAAATTGGCACCACCGCAAGTGTCAGCAGAAGTCTTACGCAAAATGAAAAAGACTGCGGAAGATTATCTAGGTCATGAAGTTACACAAGCAGTTATTACTGTTCCCGCTTATTTTAATGATAGTCAAAGACAGGCGACCAAAGATGCCGGCCGTATCGCTGGACTAGAAGTGTTGCGTATCATTAACGAACCTACAGCAGCCGCACTGGCGTATGGTGTAGATAAACAGGAAAAGCGTGACCGTAAAATTGCTGTATATGACCTAGGCGGTGGTACGTTTGACGTATCAATCATTGAGTTAGCAGACGTTGATGGTGATAAGCAAATCGAAGTATTATCTACAAATGGTGATACATTCCTAGGTGGTGAAGATTTTGACCAACGAATCATGGATTTCTTAGTAGAAGAATTCAAAAAGGATACTGGTGTTGATTTAACCAAAGATGTATTAGCATTACAACGATTAAAAGAATCTAGTGAAAAAGCTAAAATAGAATTGAGTAGTAGTAGCCAGACCGATGTTAATTTGCCTTATATTACAGCAGATGCAAATGGTCCTAAGCACATGAACATCAAACTGAGTCGTGCCAAGCTAGAAAGCCTAGTTGATGAACTAATCCAGCGCAGTATTAAACCTTGCGAAATCGCCATGCGTGATGCTGGAGTTACAAGTAGTGATATTGACGAAGTTATTCTAGTTGGTGGCATGACACGCATGCCTAAAGTACAAGAAGCAGTTGAAAAATTGTTTGGTAAAGCACCTCGTAAGGATGTAAATCCAGATGAAGCAGTTGCAGTTGGTGCCGCAGTACAAGGTGCTGTGTTAGCAGGTGATAGAACAGATGTATTGTTACTTGATGTTACACCATTAAGTTTAGGTATTGAAACACTAGGTGGTGTATTCACTAAAGTTATCCAAAAGAATACAACTATTCCAACTAAGGCTAGTCAAACATTTAGTACTGCACAAGACAATCAACCGGCAGTTACTATTAAAGTTGGTCAAGGTGAGCGTGAGTTGTTTACACACAATAAACATTTAGGCGAGTTTAACTTAGAAGGTATTGCACCAGCGCCAAGAGGTATGCCTCAAGTTGAAGTTACATTTGATATTGACGCAAATGGTATTATGCATATCAGTGCTAAAGACAAAGGTACTGGAAAAGAGAATAAGATTACCATCAAATCAGATAGTGGATTGACAGAAGCAGAAATTCAAAAGATGGTTAGTGAGGCAGAAGAAAATGCTGAGGCAGATAAGAAAATAGTTGAATTGATTCAAACACGTAATGTGGCAGAATCCACTCTTAACGGGTTCCGCAATGACTTTACCAAGTATAGTGACAAAATCACTGACGAAGAAAAAGAAAAGATTGAAGCCGCTATCACAAATCTTGATACCGCTATCGTAGGTGACGATAAAGAAAAGATTGAAACTGGTGTTAAGGAACTATACGATGTGATAGGTCCTATTACTAAAGTTAAACTTGAAGAAGAACAGAAATCACAGAACAAAGATGATACTGTGGTTGATGCCGAAGTTAAAGAAACAGCCTAACTTCACAATCGGGTGCCGCATGGGGCGGGCCCGATTTAAGAATCTTGCTTATTAAAGGAGATATAAAATGACAAGAGAAATTACATTACGTTCAATAGACATACCCACCATACATAAATTTGGTATAGGGTTTGAAAATATGTTTGATGAAATCATGCGCTTGAGTGCAAGCCAACACGGGAACTATCCCCCTCATAATGTAATCAAGACCGGTGATAATACTGTTACTATTGAGGTAGCAGTAGCCGGCTTTGATGAAGGTGAAATTAGTGTTACTGTAGAGAATCAAATATTAGTCATTTCTGGAATACAAGAAAAGTCTGATCCTGTTAACTATGAATACTACCATCGAGGTTTAAGCCGTAGAAACTTTACACAAAAGTTTTCTCTTAACGAACATGTTAAGGTAATTGAAGCAAATATTAAAAACGGTATTCTAACAGTCTTTTTAGAGAGAAAAATCCCTGAGGATAAACTACCCAAGAAGATTGATATAAAATACAATAAATAATATAATATAGCTAACGAGTGTGCAGAATCCTCTGCACACTTTTATAAAAAGGTAAAAACCATGTCAACAAAAACTGATTCCAGAACAAAAATTAAACCAGACTTTAAATTGCCTGAACCCCCGATGTTCAAAGTTATCTATATGAATGATAATCACACATCCATGCAATTCGTAGTTAGAAGTCTTATAGACCATTTTAGCTACACGGTTGATACCGCAGAAGTAATTACTACCGGAATACACGAAGCCGGAAGTGCAGTAGTAGCAGTGCTACCATTTGAGATTGCTGAACAAAAAGGAATCGAAGTAACTTTGGAAGCTAGAAATGAGGGCTTCCCATTGCAAGTTAAAATTGAAGCTGAGGGTTAACGTAGTATTTCTATGCGTTTTGCATAATAAGGATCTTTGTCAAACTTAGCATTGTTAATATAGTTGATTCCATTAATGTTGGTGTCAACTATTTTATCATAAGTCCCGTAAATCCATTTTTTGATTTTATGTTCGGTGTCTTTGTATAGTACATAACCTGGATAAATGTCATCATCCATAGTATCACATTCCCCAAAATACAAGTCTTTAAAGGGTACACAATTGCTAACTAAAATGATAAGTTTTACGTCATTGTGTAATTGTAGTTTTTCTATAGTGTTTTCTAAATAACTGATATCTTCATATCTAAAACACTTTGCTTGGAAATCATCAATAATATCATTGTTTTGATAATTCTTGTACCAACCGTTAATACCCACAACTGCAATCCCGTCAACTACTACTACGTGATTATGTAAGTATATAACATTTCTGAAATTAGAGCATATTTTGTGTATATCTCTAATTCTATCTTGTCTAATATTTACATCATTGTTTTCTAGTGATCCGTCTATGAAAAATACGCCCTGATATAGGCCGCTTAGATTTTTCATAACCCTACTTAATACATGTATGTCGCTAGATATATTACCGGCGACTATACAAAATAAACTTGTTGGTTTTCCGGTCCAATCAAATTCATCGTCCGGACCTAAATACAAGTCACTAATAACGTCAAATGCAAATATCATATAAAGTATAAGAATAGGGCTTTCGCCCTATTCTTATTGGGCTGGCTTTTTAGCCCTAGGCTTCTTAGGTGCAGTTGTAGCTGTAGTTTTTGGCTTTGCTGGTGCGTTTGCGGCTACTTTTGGTCTAGCAGTACGTTTCGGCTTAGCAACTACAACGGGTTCTACTTCGGGCTTAATAGCGACTGGTTCAGCTACGGGTTTTACAACCTCTACTGGCTGTGCTATTTCTTGGGCCTTACGAGTTGCACCATCTAGGGGATGGGGCTTATCTTCAGGTTTACTTACCGAGAATAATTTTTTCAAAAAGTTTAACATGTTTTTCTCCTTAACGATTTATTTAGATTGGAATCACCAAATGGATATTTTTCTGATAAATATATGTATGAGTTTAGTGTCTATCTATTCACTTGAGGAAATGATGGAAATTCCTCTTCCCACGATAACTGAGCAAAAACGGTTAGTGTACAGACCATCCAAAAATGAAGCTAGACATGTGTATGAGTTATTGAACTGTAATGTGTTTAATAATGAACTCAAAATGCCAAATATATATTTGGCAGCTAGATGTAGGAAATATTGGGGAATGTGTATGGGAGAAACCACAATGTTTCGTACGGGAAGTTACTGTGAGATACAACTAATGGATAAATGGTTTTGTCCACAGTGGTTTGTAACTACACTAGCACATGAAATGTGCCATCAACATCAATGGGATATAGACGGTCCATTACGCAATGATAACGGACAAGATTGCTTAATGAGTCATGGCCCTACATTTTTTAGATTCAGAGATAAATTAGCAGAATTCAATATCTCATTAAAAACGGCGCATGGACAGCGCCGTTGGTTTAAACATCAAAATTTTAGTAAGTGTTAACGCTTAGTGCGTGTAGCTTCTTCACTACCCGGTTCTAATTCAGGTTTTTTCTCTTTCTTAGGAGATTTAGCAACTGATTTGTTAGGATTGTCAATTACATTACCATTCACATCAACGAGAATAACATCCTTGTTACCCTTCTTGCCTATACCGCGTGTTAACGTTACACCAAGTGTACGTAAACCGGGTAATGGATTATTTCTAGTGCTATCATTACGAATCAACCAAACCATTAAATGGCTCTCCGGGATATCTTCCTTCTTGGCAATAATAGCATGTGCATCGACTTTGATATTATCACCATCTTGTGTGAAATGTTGCGGCTTGAATGTTTGTATAACTACACCACCTTTAGGACTAATGTCACTACCGAATATTGCATTTAATGCTTCTTCCGGCGTAGGTTCTACTACAATTTCTTTGCTTAGTTTATAGACAGGAATAGATTCTCCTGTACGTTTGTTTCTCTTTTCGCCGATAGTCTCTAATTCTATAGTTCCGTCATCTATTAGTTTTTTAATTATTTGTTTAGCCTTCTCACCAAACAAACTATCAGCACTTTCCCACATATCAGCATTAAGTTCTTTAATACTGATAGGTAAATTCCCACGTTCACTACGTAATACAACATCAGCCTTTTTACGTTCTGTAGTATCACGTCCTGCAACATCAACTGAGATGCAGTTTTTAATAGTTAATTTTTTACCTCTAGGATCTACAAATGTTACATTTGCTGACCCGTATTTTTCTACGACACTTTGGATAATACTTGCTAGTTCAATTTCGTTTGCTACACCAGCACTATTTTCTCCTTGACTTCCAGAATCTTTTACTGCAACTGAAACTGGACTATTGTTGAATATGATTCCACCCAAACTGCTTATACTTTTATCAGGGGTATATGTTGCACCTACTTTTGGTAGTTTTCTTTTTAGTGCAATAAGAACATCGTTAAGAACTTGCTTTCTAAAGTCATTCTTCTTTTCACCGTCCGGAATCTGTACCAAAATATTGATTTTGTTACCATTGATTTTAGGATCCTCGTGGCCCAAGTCCTGCAATGCAGAAACGACATCATCCCTAGAAATGGGAGTTTCCCCATCTTCTTCCAAAGGTCTTGCAAATTCAGTGTATCTCATGTAAAATATCTCAAAGAGTTAATGAAGTGATAATTGTATCACCATTAAGTATTTATCGCAAATTTATTATAAGGATGTATATGAGTTTAGTGCCAATTGTTTTAGAGCAAACAGCGAAGGGTGAGCGTAGCTATGATATTTATAGTCGTTTGCTTAGGGACCGCGTGATTTTGCTTGAGGGAGAAGTCCATGATAGCATGGCAAACTTGATTGTAGCACAATTATTGTTTTTAGAATCTGAGGCTGATAAGGATATCAGCATTTATATCAATAGCCCCGGTGGTAGTGTAACTGCTGGTATGGCAATCTATGATTGTATGCAGTTTGTAAAGCCAGATATTCATACGATTGTTATGGGACAGGCATGTAGCATGGGTAGTCTATTAGCACAAGCAGGTGCGCCCGGTAAGCGTTTTATGCTACCAAACGCACGCCACATGATTCATCAGCCCTCAGGTGGTGCAAGAGGTCAAGCAACTGATATGCTTATTCAGGTCAACGAAATCATGGCTATGAAGAAAAACCTCACAGAAATCTATGTCAAGCACAATTCAAAAGGTAAAACTTTTGATGTACTACAGGCCGACATGGAACGTGACAATTTTATGAGTGCCCAACAAGCACTTGACTATGGCCTTGTAGACGAAATAGTTACAAAACGCGGTTGACAATAAATAGTTTTGGGTATATAATAGAGACTTCTCTAGTGAAAAGGAGTCTTTATGTCTTACATCGTTTTCAAGCACAACAAAGAATATGGTCCTCGCAAAGGTCTTGAGGGTCCGTTTCACTATCCTAACGGTCAGGTTCTGTATTACGATCCTAAACAAGGTGAGTACTACGATCCTCGTACCGACTTTTATGTTGACCGTGACGAGGTCGCCCTTCTGCAAAATTCCATCTTTGAGGTCTTGAAAAAATAATATGTCTATATCCTTCTCCGCCTTCAAAGAATCTTGTAATGAGCGTGGCTACACGGAACGTATATTTGAGGACCGCAATGTATTCGTGTTGTATTCTAACAACGGTATCAAGTGCGAAATTAAGAAGAACCACTATACAATAGGCTGGTTAGCAAAGCCAGAAGATGTTGCAGTAATGCGACAAAAATTCCTTGAGCAAGGTTTTGAGGAGAAAAAAGGCAAACGTGCTGAAAAACGCAAAGATGCCAAAGACTTTATCAATATCCATTTTGATGGTGACACACTTGAAAACTTTTGGATACTTGTTGGCATTATTGAATCAATTGAGACTATTGTAAGAAAAACCCGTGGGCAAGCAATTAAGCCGATTCCACGTGAAGTAAGCGAACGTAATATTTTTGAGAAGATTGCCAAACGATTCAAATATTTTATTGAAAGTGAAGATGGGTTTGGTTTAGAAAATACACGGGCATTGCTTGAAGGTGATAGCATTGACCATTTGATTACAATTGGTGAGTCAGTAAATCGCACTAAAGAAAATACATACCGAGAACACATTGTTCCTTGTATATTGATTTTCAATCAAGCAGTTACCATGACTATGGAAAAGTGTAGCATTACAGAGGTTGCACAAATGATTAAAAATAATTTGGCTATCGTGTTAGTTACCAATGAAGAAGCCGAAATGATGGACAATGAGTTGGATATGCAAACAAGCATGCCTGAAGGATCGTAGATTTTGACATTCGTGTAGCAGTCGGCAAAGATATGCAACAAAAACGTGAAATCCGTATGTATGGTTGCACCGAAGCACAAATGCGTGAGGCTGTAGAACAAAGTCTTACGTTTCGTCATAGTGGTCCTGCTATGATGGCAGCTAGTCTTATGAGTGATTGTCAGGAAATGATTGCTTACGACAACGGCGGTTCTTACGATTTCATGGTCATTGAAGATGTTCGCCAAGCACTGAATCGTGCTAAGTGGATCCTCTTTGAATACTGTGATAAAAAGTAATACTTTATGTTACATACCCAAAGGTTGACAATAAATCACTTTGGGTATATAATACTTGTATTGATTGATTAAAGGAGCTTGTAAATGTCAAACGAATTCAAATCTTGGGAAGAAATGTCAGAGTTAGAGCAGGCCCAATGTACATATTGGGATATGTACAAGGATGCGTATGGTGTTCGCCCTCGCTTTATTGACACCACTAAGTGGACCCTGGAACAGTTTGAAGCAGAGTTTGCTTCACTTGGTGAGGCTATTGAGCAGGCTGAAATCCAACGCAAGACTGCTGAGGCTCAGGCTATTGCCAAGTTTGAAGATTGTGTTACAAACCTGATGCACACCGGAACTAACCGTGAGCGTGTGATTGCGTGGTTGATGGACGCTGAAGGTGCTAACGGCGATTTTGAGTACTTTTGTTTTACTCAGGGTTTGCCCTATAGTTATTTTAGGAAAGCGGCCTAAGGTTGACAATAAATCGGTTTGGGTATATAATACTTGTATTGATTGATTAAAGGAGCTAAAAAATGCGTACAAAAACAGTTATCGAAGGTCTAAAAAATTCACAAAAATTCCGTGTGATTTTTAAGGGCGATGGCTCTGAAAACGATATCGGTATGTATATGACCATCAAGCAAATGACCGAACAATTTGCTACAGTCAATGCCCGAGTATTGTGTTGGGAGGCATTGATTCAGTTGTCTTATGAGCGCCGTATGGCAGAGGCAACTCGCAAGCCTATCCCCACCGGTCTCGGTACTACAATTCGTAACAAGCAAATTCAAGTTGATTTGGTCTGAGGAGACAAAAATGAAATTAGAAACCGCTATCAATGTAATTGAAAAAGAAGGTAAATTTTTAGGATTGACTCCCTTTGCAATGATGCAATTCATTGCAAAAAATCCGTTAGCACAGCCCCAAAAGACAATAGAAGCCTTTAAGGTTATTAAAGAAAGTGTTACAAATACTTTTGAGTAAAAGGTTGACAATAAATGATGCATGGTGATAACTGTAAAGCAGTGTATTGTCATTGGGATGGCTATCTGTCACACAATGGTCGTATTTTGCAAGAACACTATGATAGTGCAAAAGCTAACCATCTTGTTGCATTAGGCAATCTTTCTAGTCTTAGGCCTGAACTCGGTGAAAAGCATCCCTTCAGTCAGTTTGAATGCACAATGACCAGTGATGAATACAGTAATCAATACGGAAACATGTGCACCTTCTATGGTCGTGACCGTGAAGAAAAAGGTCAAGAGTTTAAAACATACACCAGCAAAAAATCACTAGTTGAATCATTCAATGATTCTTGGTGTGAGTTTTGCTACATAATGAAAGACGGTGTTTGGTATATGTTTGACCAAAGCAATACTGAATTGCGTTTGTTGTCAGAAGAATTGGCTAAAGTAACTGAGGAAGTTTAATGGAAGCAGTAGTAGAAACAACAGTGTGGAGTGATAGCAACAATGCTAATCATACATACCTTCTTGACGGTACCAAAATGCTTGCGTACATCAAGGTTGGTTCTACTACTCCATTCTACTTCAAAAACCCAATCACTATCGATAAGCGTGGCCGTAAATTTCAGTCGTTGAAAGTTAACCCATTCAAAAAGGTTAAAGAATCAGTCGTTGAAAGTTAACCCATTCAAAAAGGTTAAAGAAAAATCTACTGTGATTAAAGTCACTGGTAGCAAAGGTAATATATATAGTATTGACACACAAGATAAAACATGTACGTGCCCAGGCTATATGTATCGCGGTTCTTGTAAACACATAACGGAGTTAGTATGAGTAAATTTAAACTTAATAAATATGATTGGGTAACATTCCCGATGGTAGTAGCGGCACTAGTTGTGACTGGGCTACCCTTTGCAGTTACATTCATTTATTTGGGTATGATACTAGCACATAAATTGTTTGGATAAATATGAAAATAGCACTATGCAGTGATTTGCATTTAGAGTTTCAGGACATCATCCTCAAGAATGAAGAGGGTGCAGAGGTCCTGATCCTCAGCGGTGATATTATGATTGCAGAGGATCTACATAATCATCCGCCTGTGCATCCAAATGATCCAGTTAACATCCCTAACTTAGGGCGCAGACAAGAGACTGCACTACGATTCCGTGACTTTCTTAGTCGTTGTAGTTTTCAATTCCCGCATGTAATTTACATTGCAGGTAACCATGAATTTTATCATGGTCGTTGGGTAGCTAGTTTACAACACCTGCGTGATGAATGTGCTAGGTTTCCCAATGTTTACTTTTTGGAAAACGATATTAAGGTTATCAATGAAGTGTCCTTTATTGGTGCCACATTGTGGACTGATTGTAATAAGGGTGATCCATTAACATTACATGCACTAACTGATATGATGAATGATTATCGTATCATTCGCAATGATGATAAAGGATTTACTAAGTTACGTCCTGCACATTCAATGTATCGTCACCATCAAACTATGTCATACTTAAAGGCTGTATTGCCTGATATGAAGGACAAAAAGGTAGTGTTTGTCGGTCATCATACACCAAGTCATCAAAGTATCCATGACAGATATAGAGGTGACCATTTGATGAATGGTGGTTATCACACTGATTTGAGCGAATTCATTTTGGATCACCCGGAGATTGTGCTTTGGACTCATGGTCACACACATGAACCTTTTGACTATATGATTGGCACTACACGGATTGTGTGTAACCCTCGTGGTTATGCCGGTCACGATGAAAATGCTGATGTATTTCAGTTGAAGTATTTGGAAATATGAGCAAGATGTTTTGGGTACCTAAGTGCCCTTATATCTTGCTTATCAGACGAGGTTCATATACAATCTATATACGTTGTGAGAACAACGATTTAACTAGAAGGAAATCTAAAAATGATGAGAAAAAGTGAACGCCTTATTGAGGCATTTGAAAAAGGCGCAGAACTAACTGCAAAGCAAATTACCCAACGTTTTGGTTTTGCTAACCCAACTGCTACTGTAAGCGATTTGCGCCTACGTGCTGGTTTGGCAATCTACGCTAACAAGCGTACAAACAAACTCGGTGGTACTTACACTAAGTATCGTTTGGGTACACCTAGCCGTGCAGTAGTTGCCGCAGGCTATCGTGCATTGCAGTCACTAGCCTAATTAAATTTAGCTAGTACAAAAAGGGTGATTCGTCACCCTTTTTTAGTTTACAATTAATAAATTTTGTGCTATAATACACAAAAGGAGTATTCAATGGGTTTGTTTCACAAGATAATGGATAAGCTAGGTCGTTATCGTTTAATACCTGACAGACGTACCGGTGAAGATTATATGCACCGCTACTATCTATTTCTCAAAGACCGCAAATGGTTTCCCTTCAATGTCACACTACATAAAATTGTAAAGAGCGATGACCCAATCTTTCACGACCATCCCTGGCCCTACATGACTATTGTGTTGAAAGGTGGTTACTGGGAACATACACCAGTCTTTGACAACGATGGAAATAAATTTGCAGAATTTCAAGTATGGCGTGGGCCCGGTAGTATAATTATTCGTAGTGCAAAAGAATTTCATTGGCTTGAACTTGACGAAGAAAAAGGTCCTGCTACTACATTGTTCTTTATGGGACCTCAGTTACGTGATTGGGGATTCTTAGTAGAACGTACTAGTACAAAACAACGTTGGATACAACATCAATATTACTTAGATAATTATAAAGACTATCATAAGAGATATATTGAACCTAAAATTGCAATGAATAAAAAGAAAGATTAATATGAATGATGATACAAGAGAAGTACTTTTAATCCTACAAGAGGAGTGTGCAGAAGTTACACAAGCGGTTAGTAAATGCTTTAGATTTGGTCCTGACCAAATGAAACCGGGTAAAGAAAGAACTAATATCAATATGCTTGAAGAAGAAATTGGTGACTTGTTTGCTATGGTGGAATTACTTACTGATTTGAATGTTGGAGTTACTCCTGAGGGCATCGCCGAAGCAAAAAAGAATAAATTTGAAAAACTCAAGGTCTGGTCTGCGTTAACTATTAATAAATAAAACTATGGAAATTGTAATTTTAATTTTAGTCTTTGGTTTTGGTTGGTTTCTAGGCGAGATATTTGCCATCTTCAGAGTGTCCAAACTATTGCAAAAATTAGCAGAATCACATGAGATTGATTTAGAGAAAGAAATTGTCAATTTAAAAGCTAAAGAAATTAGCAATCATATAACTAAGTTACATATAGAATCAATTGATAATTCATTGTTTATGTATGAACATGAGACCAAAAAATTTATATGTCAAGGTAATACACTTGATGAACTGGTAGAGAAATTTCAAAAAGAAACAAACATACAGTTTGCGGCTGTAATACACGATAAAAAAGTTTTTATGATAATTGATGGGAAGATTAAAGAAGTCTTGGCATGAAAGTAAATATAAAAAACTGGCCTAAGAAAGGTTATCGTAGAAAAATCAATATACAAATTGATCCATGGGATAGCTGGAACTTAGACAATACCCTTGCACAAATTATATATCCATGTTTAGTGCAACTAAAAGCAACAAAACACGGAGTACCCGGCGATTTAGTAAATGACGTGGGTGGCGAGGACTATGCACAGCAGGGTAGTTTTGACTTTTACAAAGAAACACACGATGATGCATGGAAAAAGGGTGCAGAACGCTGGGACGAAATACTTGATAAAATGATTTGGAGTTTTGAACAAGTTGCCAAAGGTGATTATGATGAAAAATATCATCACGGTAGAGGTGAATATGATTGGGTCAAGACTGATAAAACATTTCCAAATCCAATTACAGGCAAGGTAGAAGCAACATATCAAATGGTTGACAAGAATCCAGATGAACATTGGTATGACCATGTTGGTCATAAATTGCACGAAGAACGTATCCAAGAAGGTCTTGATTTGTTTGGTAAATATTTTCGTAATCTTTGGGATTGATATGAATGCATTTGGACATATGGTGACTACGTTATCTAGCGATGCGTTTAAAGATAATAATTTTACACACATCAGTAAAGATGAATATGAGATATTCTGTAAAGAGTACATTTTTGAAAAGTTAAAAGGTGTAAGTTTTGGAGTGGCTTTTCAAAAAAGATTTGGTATAAAAGATAGAGTACTAAGTATGTTTAGTGAACAATCAGTTTGTATGACACACATTGAATATTGTAAATACGTTAAATGAAACAGAAATTTATTGATTACTTCATGGATGTAGCTGAACGCACAAGTCAATTAAGTTATGCTATACGATTGAAAGTGGGTGCTATCATTGTAAAGGATGACAGGATCATGAGTATAGGATACAATGGTATGCCCAGTGGTTGGGATAACAGTTGTGAAGATAGAGTTTGGGATCCCGGTGCAGGCGGCTGGCTAGACCCCGAAGAATTTAATGCTATGTATCCTTATGAATCGTGGCACAAAGAAGCAGACCGTAACGTCCGTTACGGGTTAAAAACTAAACCAGAGGTGTTACATGCTGAAACAAATGCGATTGCGAAACTTGCTAAGTCTAACGAGTCTGGTGTGGGTGCTACTTTGTTTATTACCCATGCTCCATGTTTGGATTGTGCCAAACTTATATACCAAAGTGGTATTAACAACGTTCTATACCGTAACACTTATCGTAGCGATAATGGTATAAATTTCTTAAACAAGAGTGGAGTCAATGTCACCCAATACACAGTACAAAACTGAAATTGATATTAAGTTTGGCCAGCTTGCACCCATCATGCATTGGTGTCAAACTCAATGTGTTGCTGATTGGGGTTATGATTTAAAAGATATGGCAGGATTTCATCCAGGCAAATATACGTTTTACTTTGAATCAGAAAAAGACTATATCAACTTTATACTTTGGAAAAAATGAAATACTATACTTTTTACCGTGAATCAAACAAATTCGATGATATCTTAAAAGATATTAATCTTAAAAAATTTATTGATGAACATGTTTCTTGGGGCAACTATCTAAGAATTGGCATACAAGAAAATCTTGTCGATAAAATTGCTAGTTACATCACACTAAAGTACGGTGATGAAATGCGTAATGAAATATGTAATGACTATTCTCCAGTCATTGACGTTGACTATACACCAAAGGGTAGAAAAATAATAAGTTAAGTGTTAGACTTATCATAAGGGAACAGTTTAAATTTTCCACCTGTTCCTATAACACAAGTTAATGCATTTTTTGTAGATAATATAGACCAAGTACCGGTTGTTGGGTTGACCCACATACTCATGGTACTATTTGCCATGTCTTCCGCTGTGCCAGTTACATATGGCATTTCATTAAATCTCTCTCTCAATGCTTTAAAAATGTTTTCAGTTTTATCACAGTAACTATCAAAAGTAAGAATTTGTGGATCAGCAAAAGCTAATGTTGGTATTAAAACCAAGATATATAGGTAATTATTCATAGTATAATATTTAATCCATTAGAAAGGAACTACACTACTTGTAGCAGTAACTGTGCCTGCAGTTGTTAGGGTTAAACTATTAGTAGAACCATCAGTTGTTACGGTATTTGTTGTGAAGGCTAATAATTTTACGGTGCTACTACTGACTGTCCCTGTTACACCAGCCCCAGTTGATCCTGGGGTAGAAATTGTCAATGTAGTAGTGCTAGGAGTAAAGGTTCCTGTATACAATGCAGTGCCGCTTAAGATTCGTAAATTACTTATATAACCATTTACACGGAAACTTCCACCACCTACGTAATTGCCTATACTCATGGATGTTGTTACTGGCGAAGCCTGCCACCCAGTAGTTGTTCCGCTTAAGCCTTGTGCTACACCATTTCTATAAATTGATAGTGTGCCACCATTGATTACACATGCAACATGATACCATGTATCTGCAACCAATGTGGAAGTAGTCTGACAAGTAAGGCCGCTACCAACTGGAGTAAATCCTGGGCCAACCCCTATTGCATTATTGGTTAATATTGATATAAACTGAAAGGGATTAAATGCATTACCAGCACTTAATACTGAATAGATGTTAGCATGTGCTCCAGGAACTATTCTAATCCAAAATTCAATCGTAGATGTTGAAGTCAATGCCAGCGCCGCATTACTACCAACGGATATACTTCCGGTTAGGGAAGTAAAATCAGCAGACCAAACACTGACCACTGGTGAATTCCAACTAGAACCAATTTGTACAGGGCTACTTCTTGCAACACCGGCTCCGTCACCTATTCTATAACTATTGTATGTTCCAGCATCACTTCTACCCCAAACATATAATAATCCAGTACTGGTCCTTGCCGCGGCACCGTTACTGTTAGCAACAGAGACATATTGCCAATTAGTGTTAGATCCAATTTGTACAGGAGCACTACGATTAATTGTTGTTCCATCACCTAACATACCATATCCACTGTTAAATCCCCATCCCCACAATGTACCATCAGTTTTAATTCCAAAACTAAGGCCTTGGCCGGCGGCTATTGTAGTCCAACTACCTGCAACTTGTACTGGTTGACTGCGACTTATAGTTGTACCATCGCCAACACTGCCACCTGTACCAGAACCCCACGACCAAAGAGTTCCATCTGTTCTAATGGCCATAGCACCATAGCCGGCTCCTCTGGCTGCAACCGCAGTAAAACTTGATCCTGACATAATTTGTACAGGACTACTACGGTTAATTGTTGTATTGTCACCCAACTGGCCTGCGCCGCCGGCGCCCCAGGTCCACACTGTGCCATCAGTCTTAAGTCCTATAGCTATATCATAACCCAAAATTGCTTGAGTCCAACTTCCTGGTACTTGAACTGGACTACTTCTTGCCTGAACATTGACATTATTACCAAATGTTCCATAGTCAGTATATCCCCAAACAAACAATTGACTTAAGTTATTAATAGCGCCACCCATAGTTGCTATATATATTGCACTATTTGCAAGTCTAACCCAGTTACTATTAGCACCTATCTGTACTGGACTACTACGCCTTGATGTTGTCCCGTCACCTAATTGTCCTGAATTATTTTGTCCCCAACCCCATAGTGTACCGTCAGTTTTAATAGCATGTGCGAATTGATTACCCCCAGACATAGTTGTAAAACTTCCACCGACTAGTGTGGGTGTTGAACGAGTAATAGTTGTTCCGTCTCCGACTGCTCCCCATTGGTCACCTGCACCTTGGTTATTTAACCCCCATCCATATATAACACCTAAATAATCAATTACATATGTATTCCATTCTCCGGAGGCTATTAGTTGCCCGAGAGTTGTAGTTGGTGTGACAGAATTACTTGCACTACTGTTCACACTATTACCATTTGCATTAGTAGCATACACTACAAATGTATAAGCAGTAGCACTAGTTAATCCAGTTACTGAAATAGTACCTGAACCTGCTTGAACTAATGTGGCTGTTATATTACCTGGTGTTGATACAGCAGTATAACTAATTATAGTAGAGCCACCATTAAGAATAGGTGCAGTAAATGTTACTGTTGCAGTTGTAGCTCCTGTTTGAGTTGCTAAACCTATAGTAGGTGGATTAGGCAAATTAGTAGTTATACTATTACTTGCAGAACTATTACTACTATTACCTGCACTATTAGTAGCATAAACTACAAATGTATAAGAAGTGTTATTTGATAATCCGGTTATATTTATAGATCCACTGCCTGCTTGACTTAAAGTACCTGTTATACTTCCGGGCGTAGACACAGCGGTATAACTAGTGATAGTTGCACCACCATTATATGTAGGTGCAGTATATGTAACATATGCTGTTGTAGCTCCTGTTGCTACTGCACTTCCAATTGTTGGTGCATTAGGTATCAATGCAGTAGTAGTTATACTATTACTGGCTGCACTATTACTACCGTCTCCCACTGCACTACTAGCATATACTACAAATGTATATGATGTACCTGGACTTAATCCTGTTACTGTAATAGTACCTGATCCTGCTTGACTTAAAGTACTTGTTATACTTCCAGGTGTAGACACAGCAGTATAACTAACTATAGTAGACCCGCCGTTACTAGCAGGTTGTGTAAATGCCACTGTAGCAGTAGTCGTACCAGTAGATGTAGCAGACCCTATAGTAGGAGCTCCTGGTACAGTAAAAGTCGTTGTACCAGTACTAGGAAACGTTCTAGTAGATCCTGGCCATATTATACGTAATGCCCCGTTTCCTCCACTACCACTGTTGCCTGGTGTAGATGTAGATTGATTATAACCACCGCCACCGCCACCAGCGCCATAGTTGCCACCACTACCTCCTGTATACGAATTAACAGAAGAATTAGTACCACTAGTACCTCCGCTGCCTCCCCCTGATGGTGCGACACCATTTGACCCCTGTCCTAAAACCCCAACACCGCCACCGCCGGCGCCACCAAAATTTGTTCCTATAGGTCCACCTGCACCACTGCCACCTGTGCCATTTTGTGCGGCACTTCCAAGATAGCCACCGTTGCCACCGGCGCCTGCATATCCGCCAGCGCCGCCGCCACCAGGATTGTTTGTAGTAACACCTGAACCCTTAGTTCCTGTTACACCACCTGCATAGAAAACTTGTTCTGCTATTGCTGGACTAGTTTGGCCGCCGCCGGATGCTAGACAAATTGTAGTTCCGCTAAGTGATATCGAAGTATTACTACCAGATTGCCTAGCTAGGGTTGCACTACCAATACCTCCTGCACCCACTATAACAGTATATGAATATCCGGATGTTACTCCATAATTGTTTCTATACGCTAAGGCACCACCTGCACCACCAAAAGCACCATTAGAAGATCCTCCCTCTCCAGTTTGACCACCTCCTATCGCTACTACTGAGATAGTATCAACACCTGCAGGACATACCCATGTATATGTTCCGGAAGTAAGGAAATCTTGTTGAGACGGCGGGCCTAATATGAATATGCTATTACTTGATTCACTAACGGCTCCATTACCGGCAATACTGGTTGCGTATACTACAAAGGTATATGTGGTGCCCGGTACCAATCCATTAACTGTAATTGTACCTGAACCTATTTGGCTTACTGTTCCTGTAATATTACCCGGTGTTGATACAGCAGTATAACTAGTGATTGCAGATCCGCCGTCACTGGCAGGAGCAGTGTATGAGACAGTAGCTCTACTCCCAACTACAAAAGTTGCAGTACCAATTGTAGGTGCACCGGGACCTACCGGCATCGTAACTGAATTGCTTGCTGAACTACTAGTACCTGTACCTGCTAATGATGTAGCGGACACAGTAAAAGTATAGGCTGAGCCGGGAGTTAAGCCTGTTACTGTAATAGTACCTGATCCTGCTTGACTTAAAGTACCTGTTTTACCTTCAGGTGAAGATGTTGCTGTATAACTAGTAATAGGTTGTCCACCACTACTAGCAGGAGCAGTAAACGCAACCGTTGCAGTAGTTCCGCTAGTTGCTGTTGCGGCTCCTATAGTTGGGGCGCCAGGTGCATCACCGGGTACTATTGCTTGTGATAAATCACTAGGTCCACTATTACCATTACTATTAGTTGCATATACTTGATACTGTCTAAGTCCACCAGTTAATCCGGTGACTGTAATAGTACCGGAACCTGATTGACTTACTGTGGTAACTGTGCTAGGTGGCGCACTAAATGCTGAATAAGATACGATTGTATTTCCACCATTGTCTGCCGGTGCGGTAAATGCTACGACAGCACTTGTACTACTTATTTTTGTTACACTACCTATAATAGGTGGATTTGGTACTGTGCTAGGAGTTACAGCATTACTAGCATCACTTAGTTCACTATTACCGTTAATATTAGTTGCATAAACTTGAAATGTATATTCTGTTCCGTTAGTTAACCCAACAAGTGTTATTGATCCAGACCCAGATTGAGTTATTGTTGATGTTATACTACCCGGTGTTGAAACAGCAGTATAACTTGTTATTACTTCTCCGCCGTCACTTGCAGGCGCAGTAAACGCTATAGTAGCCTTGCGATTATCCTTTGTGGCCACGCCAATTGTAGGAGGGTCAGGAACTTTGGTTATTCGTATCTCCAGGCCGCGACCGAAACTGACGTTATCAAACTCTAATTGATTTGGCATATATGTTATTTATGTGCCGGGCGTTTTTGGTTGCAATTTGTCCTTAATCTTTGATTTTTTATAACCTATAGGTCTACTCACTTCTTTTGCTTCTTCCATGAATTTGTCTGAGGCCGCACTATGCCTATGATGTGGTAGATGTTTTTGTGATGGGGGATATTTTGGGGGACTGTGTTTAAACCAACTCATATTATTCTCCTAAAAAAAAGCCCCTTTCGGGGCTAATGTTATCTCTCTAAAAATTCTTTAACTTTCTGCTCAGCCTCTTCTTTACTGATAGCATACACTTTAAATTTACCTTTATTCTTGTTAATAGTAGTATCAAATGGTACTACTCCACGTAATGATTTGCCTTCTGGAATCTCAACTTCAATTTCAAATTCTCTCAAATTTTTCATTCTATCAATGATATTGTTTATTACTGTACTCATATAATCTCCTACATAATATTTATGATGTTATATTGGCTATAGTATTTATTCTAAATATTAATATGCCCAGACATATACTTGATGAGTTAAGAGAGCAATTGGAAGACATTGAAAATGTATGGCTATTCATCCTAGTATTATTGTTATTCATAGGTGTAATTGCAGGTGGTACATTATACGGGGTGTATTTATATACACGACATTAATGTTTTACTGGATGATTCATTAACCATCTTTTTAAACCTTCTAAATCTACATCCCCATCAAAATATTTTTTAAATGCCTTGTAAAAACGTATCTTTTCCGGATCACCGTTAAAACGAGCCACAATTTCATCTTCTTCTAGTTTATTTCGTATAACTACTACAAGAAGGTCTTTATAAGCATAATAACCAAATAACAAAACACACAGGACAGATGTTGTTACCGCAATCATAGCGTAAATATAATCATGTAACAATACTAATATTATAGGAAATAAAAATAATCCAGTCATAGACCCAACCACTATCAATATTGTTTTAGTTACTGGATTCATTTTTTTCTGCTTCTTTCTTTAATCTCCTGTCCTCTAAGAAATCTTCATAGTCTTTTAATTTTTTCTGTCTTTCAAACCATTCTTGTTTACGTTTAGCTTCTAATTGTTCTCTAAAATTATTTGGTCTATTGAGATAATCTCCCCATCTTTTTTGTGCATCATGTGCAACCCACATCATTAATCCACTAAATACTAATATTAACAAAACTACACTTATTCCGAATACAATTTCAAAGTAGTATTTCTGCATTCTCTTTTTACGATAGGATGCTTTGATAGCATCTTGTTCTGCTTTTTTGGCAATAAGAACTTTTTGTTCTTTGCCTATTTCTTTCATCATCTCCTCTACTTCGGTGTAGAGTGCTCCTAATTCCGGTGGACTTTGATACACCATTAATTCACGCAACTCAACTTCCATTTGTTGTAATTGCTTACGCATTAACACACGTTGTAACGCACGTTTTCCTATACTTGCATCACCTGTGTATACTTCTGTTTTTGCACGTTTTTCTTCCTCATCAAAAAGAGCCATGCATTTATAAAAGTTATCATAGTACTGTCCTAAAAATTCTCCTATCTCTTGGTATACACCTGTATGCTCACCTGAGTTAGCCTTCTTGTTTAATTCAATTACTTCATTCTTTTTCTTAACAAAGTTATTTCTTTGTTCTGCTGTTGCAGGTTTATCAGGTGGGTGTAGCTTACTAAATTGTTCGTCAAGGTCTTTAAGTACTCCCTTTACATCGCCGGCAGCACTTTTGATATCCTTATAAAGTTGGCAACCCTTTTTTACGGCTGCAACCGCGCCGTTAGCTAAGGCAAAGAGGGTGAACGGATCCATTTGTTCTCCTTCTTTCTCCACTGTATACAAACGACTTTACGATTATATACATCTCCTGTCCATGACCATCGAACACATTCCCGTTCAGGTGACTTTTTAGCAGGTTCTTGAGCAAGAGTTAATGCTATAATCCATTCAAACATTTAATTAGATCCTTTAGCATAAGTTTCTCTTTCTTTCTGTTCTTTGTCTGCACGTTCTTTGGCTTGGCGTTGCATAACTAGAAGTCTCTTGGCAACCTTTTCTTCATATATTCTTTTCTCTTCCATTTGGCCATAAACGCCAATGCCAACCATAGCAAGTGCAAACACCACGACAGACCCTGCTAGAAAATACATAGCAGTCATAAACACATTAGCCATCTTTTTTTTATGTGCTAATTGTCGTTTTTCTTCTTCACGTTCGGCTTCTGCACGTTCCTTAAACAGTCTAGTTCGTTCCTTAATCATGTGTTCCCACAATTCAGGTTTTCCTAATTGCCAAAGAATCATATCTTTAAGGTCACGCTCTGCTTGTCTCAAAGCATCACTATGCATGGCAATTTGTAGAGCTTCACGACCTAACTCTGCATCGGTTTTTCCTAAACGACTACCCTTGACTTTTATTTTACTTCGTTCACGATGTATCGCATCTGAAGATTCAAAAAATTTATTGAATTGTCCATAGAGGCTGCTGATATCTTTACCTAAGGATATGGCTTGTTTTATATGCCCAACCGCAGACTGTGCGGCCGCAAATGCCAGACCAATGGTTATCGGATCCACACTAACTCCTTTGGGTGATACGGCATAGCCGTATCACATTAGATAGGTAACCAAAGCCAAATTGCTTGGCTCATAAGTATGATAGCTAAACCACCTACATAAAGACTTCCTTTATATAGTGAGTTATTAACTGCTAAGATACTTGCTGATAATAATACAATTGCAATTTGGAATAAACTGCCACCAAATGTATACCACGGACTACGTTGTTTAGCAACTGCACGGTCATCTTCTAATTTACGTGCTTTAGCCATTAACTCTTTCTTACCTTCACCTGATGCTGGATCAGATTCATAGCGGTCAATTTTAGCCTGTAGTCTTGCAACTTTTTCTCTGTCGCCTTTTGCGGAGGCATCATCACGTGCCATCTCTGCTAGTGTACCTTTGATACTTTTAGCTTGATAGAAGCTCCAGGTGTTATTAGCTTCAATGGTATTGTTTAATACTTTACTACTGTTGCTACCGCCCATATATGTGTTGATTGCTAGTAGGGCCGCAAATACAACGATTACCCAACCAGCCTTATCCTTGATAAGTGCCTCTCGTTCTGAGCGAGATAGAGGTTTTGCCTCTGCTTTTACTTCTGCCATGTCTAACTCCTTTATAGTTGTAATTATACTCATATTTATTTAAAATCATATCGCAATGACTACGAGTTGATAAATATTAATATGAAAATTAAAGAGATGGATATAAATAATCCAATGCCACACCTATACTTAGATATGGACGGAGTACAAGCAGACCTGTTTCATAGGGTAGCAGAATTAGAAAATGTAGAACACTGGGACAATATCCCGAATCAAGATGAAGCTATAACTAGACTAAGTTTAAAAGGATATGATTCTGTTTACGACCTGTTTCGTAATCTTAATCCACTACCCGGTGGACAAATTATTATCAAATGGTTGCATGACAATAAGATACCATTCACTGTACTTAGTGCCCCACTACGTAATGAGCAGGAAGCCAGCAAACAAGGTAAACGTGATTGGTTAGACCAGTACAATCCAGGTACTAGCAACGATGCTATCTTTACTAAACGCAAGTTTAAATATGCTACTATTAACGGTAAAGCCAATGTGTTGGTAGATGATTATAATTACTATTTGAACAGTTGGGCAGAAGCAGGTGGTATAGCGGTCAAGCATAGTGATGCAAGCACAGACCACACTATCAAACAATTGACAAAAATTTATGAACCCTATTTGGGCAAATAAGTATTGACAGACTAATAAAAAAGTATTACAATGAAAAAACATAGTTCAAGTTATACATCATATGAGGTTATAACTCAAAAAGAGGATGAAGATTTATTGATTCCTATTCCACCCATGTTGTTAAAAGCATTGGATTGGAAAGAGGGAGATGAGATAGATATCAATCTTGATGATAAGGGGAACTATGTTCTTAGAAAGTCTACAAAATGACATACATTGTTAATCCTAAAGGCCCCGCAGTTACTACAGTTACTACTCCTAATATATACACAACTAATGGAATTAGTAATCCTTGGATTGTTAACACCCCAAATACCGGTAACATAAATTGGGGAATCACTAATGGTTCCGGTTATACTCTTACAACTGACCCCAACCTTAAAGGTAATACATTACATGTTAAAGGTAATGCGGATTTTGAGGGTGATGTTACTTTTCAAGGTGATATTGCTATTAAAGGTAAATCAATCAAAGAGTCACTATTAGCCATTGAAGAACGGTTGGCTATATTACGCCCGAATGAAGAATTAGAAGAAAAGTGGGAAAACTTACGAGGCTTGCGTAAGATGTACATGGAACTTGAAGCCGAAATCATAGAGAAAGAAAAGATGTGGGATGTACTAAAAAAGTAGTACTTGACAAAAACTCTATAATCGACTATAATTGACTATAATCAACTATGAATCAAGTACTATGACTATGCACCTCGCACATCCTGCTCTAACAATGGGCGGCAAACGTAAAGGTAAAGTTAAATTCAAAAATGCCGACGAGGCTCGCAAAGCCCGTGAACTTGATGCATCTTGGAAAGAGTTGCAGAAAAAGTGGGGTGTTGAGGCGGAAGAAAAGAAACGCAACAGAGCCTTAAAGGCTCCTACACTAACATATTCGTTATCTTCACCTCCCGGTCGTTCAACCAAACATATACCCAGCCGAGTAACTGAAGGTGGCTCCACTGCCCCAATTCATAAAGTATACACAGGTGATAAAATCATAGGCATTGCAACGATGCATAAATCCAACGCTGTTCCGGTATTTAGCGAGGAACAAGCAGTAGATATTTCTAGGATGCGCCGTGGGTAGACCTACATATTACTGCCAAGTCCGCGGAAACTTTACTCCAGAATTTCCCAAAGGCGTAATTGCTATACCATATAAACATGAATATATGACAAAAATCAAAAGGTGTATCTCATATAGCGACAGAGTATGGGTACAAGGTTCCCGAGGCGGTGTAAAGATAATTAAAGACAGAGAAAATGTAGTTGGTGTATACGGATACATCACTAAAAATGAGGAAGAAATGAAGAAATTTATGTGGGCTAAGTTAAAAGCCAAAACATTGGCACACTATAATTAAAGGAGTAGTGAAACTAAAATGGCAAAAGAAGAAGGTATAAAGATGGACGGTAAGGTAATAGACGTATTACCCAATGCTATGTTTAAAGTAGCAATGCAAGCAGGTCCAACTGTTATAGGCTATATATCAGGCCGTATGCGTAAACATGATATTAAAATTTTATTGGGCGATACTGTTGAAGTAGAATTCAGCCCCTATGACCTAACTAAAGGTAGAATCACCCGCAGACGATAAGTTGTAACAGTATTGTCACATATATCCCAATAAATACGGGTATATGCAAAAAACTTACCGCAGTATTTTCATTAGTGATGTACACTTAGGTACAAAAGATTGTCAGGCAGAGAAGTTAAACAACTTCCTCAAGCACAATTCATGCGATACATTATATCTAGTCGGCGATATAATTGATGCATGGAAAATACAACAAAACAAATGGCGTTGGAAACAATCGCACACTAACGTAGTACGCAGAGTGTTAGGTCATGCCAAGCGTGGCACTAAAGTAATATTCATTGCAGGCAATCACGATGAATTCTTAAGACCAATGATACCATATGGTTTCAGTTTTGGTCTAATAGAAATACACAATCAAACAGAGCATATAGGTGCTGATGGTAAACACTATCTAGTTGTACATGGTGACATGTTTGATGGCATTACAAGATTAGCACCCTGGTTATCATTTTTAGGAGATAAAGCATATGATTTCATACTTAGCCTCAACAATAAATTTAATTGGATTCGTCGCCGTATGGGTTTTGGGTACTTTAGCCTTAGCAAGTATCTTAAGCACAGAGTTAAAAAAGCAGTAGATTTTATTTTTAAGTTTGAAGAAAATTTAGCCAACTATTGTAAAAAGCGTGGCTTTGATGGTATCATTTGTGGACACATACAGAATGATGGCGACTGGGTTGAATCATGCACAGCACTAGTAGAACATCACAATGGACGTTGGGAAATAGTTACTTGGATTAAGGAGAGTGACAATGTGGATAATGATATTGATAGCGGTACACATGAACAACCCGCAGGATCAACCAGGAAGAATAGAACTGACGTTCAACGACCAAAAGAGTTGCGAACAAGCGTTGTCAACAATGAAGTATGAATTAAAATTTAAAAATTTCAAGGTAGAAGGAAAATGTCAGAAACAATATTAAGTGAGAAAATTACAATCGTTGTGCCATGCAAGAATGAAGAAAATTACATAGCATATCTATTAATGCACCTACGTAATCAACTGATAGGTAGTACTAGAATCATTATTGCAGATTGTTCTACTGACAATACCCGTGAAGTTATTCAAGCAACAAAAGGCAAGTTGAATGTAGAAATCATTGATGGCGGTCCTGTGAGTATTGCTAAGAATAACGGAGCAAGATTAGTCACTACTCCCTACATATTATTCATTGATGCAGATGTTCGTTTCTTTAAAGATACAGTTATCCGTGATGCAGTTAATGAAATTGAATCAAAGAACTTAGATTTAATAGGATTAAACATTAAATGTTATGACAATGACAAGAGGGCTACTGTTGGATTCGCCGTATTTAATGGTATCAATCGCATTCTTAAACACTTTAGTCCATTTGCTGTTGGGGCCTTCATGTTAACACGCAGAGATAGATTTGAAGAATTTGGCGGATTCCCTGAAAAAATGTCAACTTCCGAAGACTACTTCCTATCCAGAAAGTATAGCCCCAGAAAGTTTAGAATTATAAAACATTACTTTGGTCAAGATAGTCGCAGATTCAAAAAGATGGGATACTTTGGGATGGCTACATATCTTGTTAAAAACTTTGTTAATCGCAACAATAAACAATACTGGGATAGTTTAGATTCATCTAAGTATTGGAGCTAACTTACATTACGATAAATACTCTATAATGTATGATATTATAGAGAGAATTACCGAAGCAAATACTAGGAACATAGAGATAGATAAACTATCCTATGACCTTTCCAACCTCAATCCAGTATTAAGCAAAGCGACTATGGAGTATCACTATGGTGATTTAGCCCATGGTTATGCTAGACGATACAATAACGATGAAGGTGATACAGATTTTAATTATGCAGGGGCAATACTGCATAACATATATTTCAGTCAGTTCCGTGAACCTAGAGATAATAACACACCCAACGGCCCTGTACTAAATTTAATCAAACGTAGATATGGGTGGTGGAAAGATTTTAAAGAACAATTCAAACTAGAAGCCATGAAGATACAAGGTAGTGGTTGGGTTTACATGTCATACAACGGGGAAATTAAAACTATCGTGAACCACGAGGTTCGTGATGATATATTGATATTAATTGACTGGTGGGAACATGCTTGGGCATTAGACTATCAAGCAAACAAGAAACAATACCTAGAAAATATTTGGAAGATAATGAACTGGGGTCATATTAACACACGCTGGGGGAAGAATCTATGAGAGCCGGAGAATTTATAACAGAATCTTCTCTTAACAAATATAACGCCACTGTAAAAGTTGAGGGTTCAACAGTAAAAACAATAATTCATGCTGATTCTCCAAGTCATGCAAAAATGTTATTGGGGAAAATGTTTGGCAAAGATAATGTGCAATCAGTTGAAAAATCAAAATCATGAGGGCTAGCGAATTTATCATTGAAGCCAAGACCGTTGATTATCAGGGTCTAACTTTAAAAGTAAGCAAAAACAACTATGAGTTAATGGTTGATGCCCTTGATGACTGGGGAAATAACGTACTAGGTCACGTTACATTCTATATAGGGGATGACAAGGAACTAGACCCACAAGATTTATGGGTCAATGAGAAATATCAAAGGCAAGGTATTGCTAAGGTCATGTACGATTACGTCAAAAAACTTGGCTATACTATTGTTAGAAGCTGGGACCAAACTGATGCAGGTGCAGGCTTCTGGAATAAACATCGCGGTGAAGATGTTCGTGTTTGGGAAGAGAGTTAATATATGGCATATTCAGATAAAGTTATAGACCATTATGAAAATCCACGCAATGTAGGTAAATTTGAAATAGACGATACTATTGGTACAGGAATGGTGGGTGCACCGGCATGCGGTGATGTAATGAAATTACAAATTAAAGTTGAGGATGGAGTAATCATAGATGCAAAATTCAAAACATACGGCTGTGGATCAGCAATCGCAAGTTCTAGCCTCATTACGGAATGGATCAAAGGTAGAACACTTGAAGAAGCAGGATCCATACGAAATAGCAAAATTGCTGAAGAACTTGCTCTCCCACCAGTCAAAATTCATTGTTCCATCCTCGCCGAAGACGCCATCAAGGCCGCGGTAGCTGACTATAAAAAGAAACATGATAACATTCACTAACAAAGCCACAGAGAAGATAGAAAAACTGTTGAACTCTACCAGTCATGTTGGTATAAAGATAGGGGTAAAAACTACAGGGTGTAGTGGACTAGCTTATGTTTTAGAATACGTCAAAGAGTATACCTCAGATTTTTCCACTATTAACTATGCTCAACCTAACTTTTGTGTATTAGTGGATAAGAAACATGATATATATTTAAAGGGAATGACAGTAGATTATGTCCGTAATGGACTGAATGAAGGGTTTGAATTTGGTAACCCGAATGAACGTGACCGCTGTGGATGCGGAGAAAGTTTTAGAGTATGATAACTATTACAGAATCAGCAAGTGTCAAAATAGCAGATATTATAGCGGAAGAGAACAACCCCAACATGAAATTACGTATGTTTGTTCAAGGTGGCGGATGCTCAGGATTCAGCTATGGATTCACATTAGACGAGATGAAAAACGAGGACGATTTTGAATTTGATGCAGGTGCCGCAAGTGTCCTGGTTGACGCAATGTCGGCTCAATATCTACAGGGGGCAGAATTCAAAATAAAGAACCCCTCAGCAACTAGTACCTGCGGGTGCGGGAGTTCGTTTGCTGTTTGAGATAAATACATAATAGGAAATAATAATGGCTATAGCAGGACAACAGACAATAAATATCGGGGCACAGAATCAACAGGCCGGGAGTGATAGCCTGTATGATGCTTTCAACAAGGTTCAGAACAATTTCACACAATTGTTCAGTCTTTCCAGTCCATACAATACATTCACTTCAGGCGTAGGGATTAGTGCTTATGGAAATAGTACATCAGGTGCAGTTACTATAACCAACACAGGTGTGCTAAATTTGGCAGCTGGTACAGGGATTACACTATCTGCTACTTCAGGAAACATTACAATTTCTGCATCTGGAAACGGTAACTTAGGAGTTACTAGCGTAGGGTTATCATCTGCTAATAGTACATTATCAATAACAAATACACCTATCGTTAGTGCAGGAAATATCAATGTAGACTTACCATTAATGGTAAGTGGAAACTATGCGGCAGGAGAATATATTGCTCCTACAATGACAGTTGATAATTATGGCAGAGTGACTGCAATTGCAAACGGAGTTAGTGTAGGTACTGTCACTAGCGTAGGTATACAAGCAGTAGGTGACGGATTATTAGTAAGCAACAGTCCCGTAACGAGTAGCGGTATCATAGAAATAACAAACACTGGTGTCACAAGATTGAATGCTGGTACTGGTATTGATTTGAGTGGTACGACAGGTGAAATTACAATTTCATCTATTAATTTAAATCAAGGTACTGTCACTTTAATCGACATTACCAGTACAACATTAACTGTTACTGGCGGTCCAGTAACAACTACCGGAAACATAACAGTAGATATTCCTAGTACATTCTCTGTATCTGGTACGATTACAGCAGATACATTGGTAGCAAATACAACAGTAGATACACTAGATTTAACATCTACTGGTGAAATTACTGCAAACGTGGTTACCGCTGACACTATTACTGCTAATACTGTAACACTAGATGGAGATGATACTACTATCACCTTCATGAATACTTCTGGAAATACGGTATCATTTGTGACACCTAGCAGTATAACAGATAGTTCATATTATGTACCGGAAGCAAGTGGAACGGTGCATCAAGTTTTAGGAATAACAGCTTCCGGAACACCACAAACTTTAGGTTGGAAAACAATACCAGTTCAATATGTAACAGTAAATTTAAGACCAAGCGGGAGTTTTGAAGCTCCTTTTTACCCAGTGCTTAGATCCTTCCCGTTGAATACTAGAACCGGAATTTTAAATCTAAACCTATCTTGATAAATATAGTAAAGGATTAAGAAATGGCAAATAGATACCCATTAGTAGCTAATTCAACAAGTTTAGTTATAGAAGAAATTTCATCATCAGACACTGTAGTAATTGATAACCTAAGTGTCTCAAATACTGCTAACTTAGGCGCAGTAGGTAACATTACCATCACCGGCGGAACAAACGGGCAGATATTAAAAACTAACGGATCTGGAGTATTAAGTTGGACTAATGACGCTAGTACACCTGGCGGAAGCAATAGAGAAATACAATTTAATAATGCTAGTTCATTTGGTTCTAATGCTAATTTAACCTTTAATTATTCTACTGCCAATCTGTCATTGACAGGTAATGCTACTATCACCGGCACTACTACACTAAATGTTATTACTGGAAATTCATTGTCACTTGGTACAGGTGATGCAAACGTCAATGATGTTTTTGCTGCCAATTCAGTAACGTTAACACAAGGTGCATTCAACATAATGTTAACTACAGATAATGCTAATAAATTTGTAGCTTTAGCGGCACCTGCTAATATTGCAAATCCTACAACATATCTAGCATGGGCATTACCTAATACAGGTGGAAATGTAGGACAATTCATAACTAGTGACGGCGCAGGTAATATGCAATGGGCTACTACAGTAAGTAGTAGTGCTCCCGCATCTAATAGTGCTACTGGTCAGGCTGGTCAGATAGCATTTGATAGCAGTTATCTTTACGTATGTATTGCTGCCAATACTTGGACACGTGTTGGCATAGCTACTTGGCCATAATAAATTAACGGTATTTTTGATAAATACTCTATAGAGGAGTAAAAAATGCCGCAGACGCCAGCCCAAACACTTATTAATACTGGAGCCGATTCATCGTTGGCAACCATTTATCCAGAAAATGCACAACAGATACCATTAGTAGGTAATGCAAGCATATACATAACCAACAAAACAGAATTTACTACCAACATCATTAATCAAGATGTTGCCGGTGGAGATAGCACAGAAGTTCAATTCAACATAGGTGATAGACTAGTTGGAGACATAGGATTTACTTATGACTTAGCAACAGATACTTTAACAGTTGACGGCAATGTTATAACAGGTAATGCTATCGTAGGAAACGTAAAGACAGACAATTTAAAATATTCTAACGGATCGCCGTGGGTCTTTCCAGGTACGTACAGTAACAGCAACGTAGCAAATTATCTGCCTACATTTACTGGAAATATAACAGGTAACAATATAACTGGTACACGTTTGTTTGGTAACGCGGCTGGAGTCACAGCAGTGCCCGGTGCTAACGTAACTGGTACGGTAGCAAATGCAACATATGCAACAAGTGCAGGTACTGCAACTACTGCAGGTAATGTTATCAATGCCGCGCAACCAAACATAACAAGTGTTGGTAATCTAGTAAGTTTAGAATCTAGCGGTAACATTTCTGCATCATTGTTTCTTGGATCAGGCGCTAATCTTAATAACTTAAATGCAGCCAATATTTCTGGTACTGTAGCAAATGCAAACTATGCTACTTATTCAGGTACCGCATATAGTGTAAGTGGTGGCAACGTAACAGGTGCAGTAGGTACATCAAACCTAGCTAACTATGCAACTACAGTTACTGGTGCAAGTCAAGCTAATATTACAAGTGTTGGTACATTAAGTAGTTTAACTGTTACTGGTACAATTACATCTAATGGTGGTATCACCATGAATCTCAACAGTCAACTTGTTGTAGGTAACACAACAGATAGTACTAACCCCACATCAGGTGCAATAAGAGTTGAAGGTGGCATTGGTAGTAATTCCAATGTACATGCTAAAGGATTTCATTCTACAGGTAATATGTATGCACAATCAATACTTTTTGCAGGCAACGGTGCGGCAAATACCAGTTTAACTAATCCTGTTATAGTAGGCAAAAATATTGGTAATCAATATCTTCAAATAGCTTTAATTAACAGTTCTAATACAGGTAGTAGTGACTATGTAGCATATGGTGACAATGGTACTGAATCTGAGGCATGGGCAGACTTAGGATTCACCAGTGGTGGATTTAACGATGCCAACTATACAATAACTGATAAAAATGATGGATATTTATTTGTTCAGGGTGGTCAAGACAACACAGGATTCATAGGTGGTAATCTAGTCATAGCAACCGGTAATGTAGGTAAAACTGGATATCGTGATATTGTATTTGCTACAGGTGGGTTCTTAACAGCAAATGAAAAGTTCCGCTATGCACATGCTAACAATGCATTAGTACCTAGTGCTAATGCAACAATGGATTTAGGTAACACCGCACGTTATTTTGGTAACGCATTTGCAAATATTGTGTTCTCTCCGAATATTGTTCAGAACGCTAGTACATATGATACTAGAATTTCATTAAATAGTGCGGCAGGTATTATTGAAGCAAACACAGGCGGTAATGCTACACAATTTTTACCAGGCGGCCAAGTAAGATTAAGTGGTGCCAAAACAATTTATGGTGGCGATTTAGATGGTTCACAACTTGTATTGGGCACTGCTCAGACTGATTTGGTACAGAATCGTGCTGGTAACGTTACCGTGCAAGTTGGTACAGGTGGTACTACTGCTAATACTTGGACATTTGCACAAGACGGCTCATTCACAAGTCCTGGTAATATTACTGGCGGCAACATTTCAACTGCAGGTAATATCAGTGGCAACACAAACGGTTTTGCAATCGGTTACTTGAACATTCCACAAGTTTCGGCGGCTAATGCTACACTCGCACTAACTGATGCAGGTAAGCATTACTACTCAACTACTGCGGGCAACCTAACATTAATAATTCCTGATAACGCTAACGTGGCATTTGCTACCGGTACAGCAATTAGTATCGTGGTTCAGGCAGCAGGTAACATTTTAGTCAATGCGGCTAGCGGTGTAACACTGTACATGGGAGGTAACTCATCAGCGGCTAATCGTGTAGTTGGTACTTATGGTATGGCAACACTAATGAAAGTAGCAAGTGATACTTGGTTCATTAACGGTACAGGAGTATCGTAATGGCTGGCGCAATGATGGCTATGATGAATAATGTGGCAAGTAGTGTTGTTTATACACCTCTTGCCGGTAGCCTACAGTTTGATCCAGCCGGTGCAAGATATCTCAGTTTAAGTCCGGGCACTACATTAGGTACCAGTGCTTATACCATAGAAGGTTGGTTCTATAACAACGTGGATTATACTGCTCAAAGAGGATTGGTTGCCACAGACCAGTTTAATGCTCTAAGTTTATTCAACAATGATGCACAGTCATTTACCCTAGACAGATACGGTGGCGGCGGTGCTAGAACTTATACTTTTCCTAGTAACACCTTGCAAGTCAACCAGTGGCAGTATATCATACTAAATCGTAATGCCGGTACCCAAGTAGAAACAATGTGGGTAGGCACTTTTGTCAATACCAGTGCTTATGTGACTTGTAATCGTGCTACCAGTGCCGCAGGCGGTTCTAGTGTCAGTGGTGGAACACAGGTTAACAATCTTGATTACTCAGGTCCTTGTAACTGGATAGGAAGATTTTATGGAGGATATTGGCCTGGCTTTATAACTAACCTTAGAATCACTGTTGGGTCGGCTGTGTATAACAGTACCAGTAGCACAGTCATAGCACCTTCAGCACCATTAACTAGTCTGGCTAACACTCAGTATTTGATGCTGGGTGCGGCTGTAACTACAGATACATCAGGTACGCAAACTGTCACAAACAACAACTCAGTAGCGCAAACTTCTACTGTACCATTCTAAAATAAATTATGAGTATCCATTAAAAAGCCCCACTTAAGGGGCTTTTTTATTTCTTAGCTAATTTCATTAGCATGAAATCTGTATACTTGGCTTGGCACATAGACACAATGTCTTTGTAGGGCCATTCTAAATAGAACGGACAACTAGATTTCCAACTTCCGTGTTTTCTAAAATACCCTAACTCTTTTAAATCCTCACGATTGTTCGGATCAAATCTTCTACGCCTGTTAGCATAGTCATTCAACAATGACCAGGTTTGAAGATTCATTAATCACGTTCCATGTTGCTAGCTTCGGTGATAACAGAAAAAACTTCTTCTAATGTATTGCACATTACTTTTGCGTTTTTCCAATCATCATTACTATCACGACCACCAACTTCAACCATGAAACCATTGTCGTACATATTAACAGTCAGACTGTCATTACATTTTACTAGTTTATCAGATAACTTCATACATTTCCTTTTTATAAATGGATATAGGCGCCTCGGCGCCTATGATAATTAAACGGTTGCGACACCGACTTCTGCCAATACTTGCTCGGCAGTAACTTGCTTTTTCGCACGTGCTTTGATATTAGCAATACTTGGCTTAGACTTTTTGCTTGTGCGAACTGTAACTTCGCTTTTAACCTTAGCACGGTCGATAATAGCATCACTAATAGTTGCCTGATCCTCAGCACTTTGGAAGTCTGTATGTGCTTGCAAATATGCAAGTGCTTCCAACTTAGTCATCTCGCTAGGCAATTCAACGAGGTCAATGCGAGAGGCACCACCTTTACTGAACTGCTTAACACGACGGACCATGTCATCAGTGAAACGAACTTTAGGGTTACCATTGTGAACAGTGATACCTGCGACTTTGAAAGTTTGATTAGCCATTTTGATTCCTTTAAAAAATATAGCTAGTTGATAAAATATGCTTTTCAGCACAGTTATAATGATAACACAAAGGGTCATTATTGTCAACCACTTGTGTTACCAAAATCTTGTTGATTAACCCACAATATAAGGGGCATTCCATTTACCGATGTGCAGATCCACATACCAACCTACATTGAAGTAGTCGGATTGGATATCACTCTTGTCCCAATTACCGTCGTTCATTGCGGTCATCACTTCGGTCAGAAATGCCTTAGCATCACCGTCATAGTGATCCTTGAACCAGTAAGGGTTGATAGAATCGTAACCATTTGTGTTAGGTTTGAAACCTTTTGCAACCTGATAAAAATCATTACCACATACACGATTACTGTTGGCGATGAAGTCAATCTTGCCTGACTTGAGAGTCAGTACCAAACTTGAGTGATGCCGGACACTCAGTGAACCCTTGATGCCATACTTCTTAAGAATGGATTTAACGACTGGGGCAATTTTTGCTTTCTTTTCCTGAGACATGTAAGCCATTTGTAACTCCTTGTTTCGACTGTTTAAGATTCTATTATATACCCAAAGTGATTTATTGTCAAGTTTTATTGAACGGGGCCAACAATGCCTCATATTCCCGGGTCAGTGATCCTATTACATCTTGCAACACATCCAATTGAATAACTCCGCAAGAATCCTTAAACGCATCAGTAAGTACTACAGTGGTTTCATCTTTTCGTTCATTGTAGTTTACAGTAATAACACGCATGTTTGTCCCTTTAATCAATCAATACATGTATTATATACCCAAATCCATTTATTGTCAACCTTTTTAGCCTAAAAAAAGAGTACTTTCGTACTCTTTTAAAAGTGTATACTTTTAGTTTCAAAAAGCATCGTATAGATGGTAAGTTTTCTTTTCAATTTTTGTTAGTGTAACAGTGGTTCCGTTGTCTTTGAAAGTGAACTCACCCTTACGACCATCAACATGAATCAATGCATCAGGTTTGAAAGTCTTCCAAATGTACTCGCTATCCTCATCATCAGGATCACTGTCAAATTCAATTTCAACACCTTTTGGTTGCAAGGGATTGCCTAAAAATTTGTCTTGGCGGGCTTTTTCGATTTCCTTACCGTTGTGTACAATCTTGATATTGTATTCGGTACCAGTATCAAACTCAGGTTTAGCGTTAAGCATTTCAAGTGCCTCTTGCGGAGATTCGTTATAGCGATTCATTTCTTCAACAATTGCCTTCAACATGTCAAAATTGAATTCAGCGAACAAACTACCAATATTTACCATGCTGTCAATATTCTTTAGGCTTGCATCCTTAAGATTGTCATAACAGTATTCACGGATAAATGTTTCATCTAACCCTTTGAAATCTAACATATAGTAAATACGACCGGGCCGATTACGCATGTGCTGGTCGATACGCCACTTGTCATTACAAGTCAACATGAACAACTTCTTAGTCGGGAACACACCATCCAACAATGTTAGAATAGCTTCCTGTTCATCACGTTCATTATAGGTCTTTTCAAATTCATCAAACAGAATAGCACACGGCTGTTCAATGTTCTGAATGAAGGTGTTAAACTTATCACCATTCCAAGGGGCATTAATAACAATTGTAGGGATACCCTGCTTGGCCAACTGGATAGAAACATTCTTGGTAAGCAATGTTTTACCACTACCTTTTTCGCCGGTCATCATTACACCGGTTGCGTTATCACGATCCGTAAAGGTTCGGATAATCTTGTCAGTGTGTTTTAGACAATTGCCATAGATTTTACTCGGAATAGTAAAATCATCAATGCCTTCCAAGTACAATTCACCTGTCATTTCATTTAGTTTAATGACATAGTTACCTGCAGGAAGTTTGCGATGAATGTCCATTGCCTCATCGCTTGCAACACGATACGTATTGCCTGACTTCAAAAAATAACTCATTTTATTTCCTCAAAAAATATAATTCAGTATCGGGAACAAATTCATCACAAAACATATTCCACCAATAAACCATTGGATGGAATATTTCTCAGATTCTACAATCCAATTTATTGCAAGCAACAGAAAAACTATGTTAAGTAAAATCATCAGGAATTTAATGTTGCAAATGGACTTAGTTCTTCTTCACTCGGCTCCATCTGTTCAAGTGTATCATACACCCAACTCAATGGTATATCAAGTCTTTTGGCAATTGTCACCGGATGCGTACCCTGTTCAATCATCAATTCAATTTCCAAACTCAAGTCAGACATTTTACTCATTTTCTAATTCCTCTTGCCGATAGTATTCCAATTCATCAATCATAGTTTCTATGTTGACTACATGGTCCATTACAAATTCCATTTCACCTAATGCCTCAATCATTAGTTCTTTGGCTTCTTCTAGTCTCTCAATGGCCAATTTCATTTTTTCAGCACTGGTCATTTTGAATTACTCACTGTAGTTTTAAACAAAAATCCAAACAACACAGTGATGCCCCAAGCCTGTAGCCAGGACACTTCACTAACTCCTGCAACGGCTCCAACTAAACAACCATTCCAAAGCATGTACACCGGCCAACTTAGTAAGAAACTAAGTAACAATAGTCCTGCAATAGCAATGACAATTGCCCCAACCATAACAACAATTTTTTCCATGATTATTACTCCGAAAATTCGTACATGTATTGTGCAACACTAGGATCCAGTTTGATGAGGTCCTTTGCCGCATTAGTCAATTCACGATAACGGGCTTGCACTTGACTACGGGGTAGTTCACCGTCACAGGTCAAGTTCTCAGGGCTCAGTGCGGCATCAATATTTTGTGCAACACGTTTGCGACCCTCACTAGTTTTAACTTCAAATTGAGGACCTTTGAAAATTGCATTCCAACTGTTTTGCTTAGTGATGTATGCGTTAAGTGCTTTCATTTTGCTTCCTTGTTTCGACTGTTTAAGATTATATTATAGACCCAAATTGATTTATTGTCAAGCCTTGTATGTAGAATAACTACGGATTTTGCTTTGACGGTTAGTGTGGCTTTCGTTGAATTTTACCTCATAGCCACGCTCACGTAATGCGTTGACTAGTACTGTCAAATCACAGTCCTCTTCCAGGAAAGCATTCTCACCCTTTTGATAACTATATGCAGAGATTTTGTCGGCAATACCAAGTGTCACCAACTTGGACTTAGCAACACGTGCCCAAGCATGACCAGGATCTGCAAAAATTTTGATGGAGATTTTCTTAGTCATGTTTGTTCCTTAGATGTAAAAACACTCACCACGCTCGATATCATAGACCACCCACCCCATTACGCAGGCTCTCCTGAGCGACCTCGATGAACTCGGGCAGGTCCGCCGGCAGGCAGGTGATATTGAAATTCAGCGCCAATTGCATCGTAGACACATTCACGAACCATTGTGTCCATTGCCTCACCAAAACTGTCAGGGTTAGAATCAGCCAATTCACGCAACGCCTTAAAAGTCTGTTCCCATGACAGATTTTGACTTTTGGCAGCTATAACAATACCGTGAACAGCCATGTTACCTTCGTCAGAGAACATGCCATAAGAGATATCAATTGTCAGTGTAGTCATTTCGTTTCCTTTTCTTTACTGTCTAAGATGTTATTATATACCCAAACCGATTTATTGTCAAGTTTGGGTATGTTGTTTTTACGCAACTTCTAACATGCTAGCTGGAACTCTCCAGGTTGAACCAAACAAGCTACCTGCTTTTTGCTCATTCACAAGGATAAACTTTCTGTTTACCTTTTTAACAGTACCAGTCACAGTCATACCGGTGCGGCTATTTTTGAATTTGACAACAGTGCCAACACCCATTTCACGTTTGTTTTGTTTTGCAATACTAGCACGGGCAAACTTAACGGCATCGTTGATGCTATTCAGTTCGTCATTAGTGAAATTGCCAAACATGATAGCAGAATTGACTTGTTGAATCTGTGAAAGACGTTCCATTGTTTACTCCTTTAATCAACTGAACAAGATATATTATATACCCAAAGTGATTTATTGTCAACCTTTTAGTCACCTGAATCAATGTCAAATTGATAAGAACAATGAGTACATTTGTATCTAGTTAGGCAACGACCAATTGTAGTACTTGTGTATTCATGTTTACAAGGAGTACCGTCGTGTCTTAAATTGACTTGACCCGTACCTCGACCATACATTTCTTGTCCACCACAATTCCTACATCCACGACCGTCCTCACTTTTTCCAGTTCCGTTACAAACAGGACATATACCTTTTGTCATAATAACTCCTTAAATTCGTTTGAGGAAAGTGAATACTTTTGCAGTATCGCGGGGAACCCAGTTTATAGCGTGAGGACCGCAAATTTTGGGGTCTGCTCTTGCTACATTGCAAGATTCAAAATATCCAGGCCTGTCCAGGCCTAGCGTCTTGTCGGGCGGGGGTGTATAGAATGCCTCGGGCAACATGCACCGATATCCATACGGATTTTTAACAATTTTATTAAAAAAACTAGTTTTAGAATTCTTACAATCCTTACAAAGGATTTTTTCCATGTTAGTACTCGCTTACATTATGTTTGGGTTTACGACGGTATGCAAGTTTATTTTGCACGACTTTGGGTTTGAACGGTGTGTTGTTTTGAAACAACACACGGTGAGCCCTGTGTTTGGGCTGTTCAATTTTGAAAGATAAGAGTTCTTTTTTCATACCCGTTAGTATAACAGAACCCTTATTTATTGTCAACCTTAACGACCTGTGCTGTAGTGAGTGCCTTTTGGGCCTTTTGAAATAAAAGTTCTACCGTATAAATCACCTTGGTATTCGTCACTCTTTGCCGAATATTTAAGTACCATTTTGATACTTTTATTAAGGCTTACACTTAGCAATAGTTGAGGCTTGAATTCTAATACCTCTGCATCTACAGTTTGTCCATTATCTACACAAGTGACTTTTGTTTTGTCATCATACCGTATCATGATCCTCTCCAAAGTCAAATGTAACGCTCAAGTGTTTAATGGATTTAGTAGTAAAACTGCGCCACTCTTTAATATCAGTATCAAATACACGCATTGTAGTCTCTGACACTTTGCGTGGTTTTGCATCTTCTTTAACTTCTACTTTAGGTACAATAGCAGGATTGGTTGTGCAATTCATTACACGTTCCGTGCCATCCTTTTTAGTAAAGGTTACGGTGACCGTTTCTGTTTTTAGAACACCACGCAACCATTTGTCAAGTTTATTCCAATCTTTATCTGTCCATTCAGTAGAGACATTCATTTTGTTTCCTGTTCTTTCCAAGTTGTGAAAAAATTCTTTACTTTTAATTCTTCATCCCAAGAACTACCATAGTCATTATCCTTATCACACAATGTCAATGCCTCTTCTTTAGACACAACACGATGGCTAATAATTTGCTCACCAATATGTTCTTGGCTAAACTCTTTGGCTTCATTCATTGTAACTGTATCCAATGCCCACTCAGCCTTACCCTTAGGTACTTCAACCATATATCGTTCACGGAAAGTACTGACACATTCAACAAGCACCCATTCGGTGGGTTCTTTCTTTTTCAAAGTATAAGAACCGTTTTTATTGTCAATCCAATCTAGTTCATCACCCTCTTTCCAGCCTGCCTCTAGCATAAGGTCATCAGGAAATTCAAGTATTGCGTCACCATTTTCTGGATCCTCTTTGACTTCTAGTGTCCAAGTTTTTCTGTTCATGTTAGCATCCTTATGAGTCCGATTGTGTCGATTGTGGTAAGTAAGATGTAATTAGCAAGCATACCAAAGGAACGCCGACTATAAGCGCACCCAGCATATATAGCACATCCACAAATCCATATTGGATAGAGAATAAGTAATGGGGGGTTTGGTACGGTGCTTGCCATAGTGATAGAACACCCAATAGAAATAGCCCAAGCCAAAACCTCAAAACAAAAACGTAGTCTATTACTTTTGTAATCACTTTTTATCCAATCAAAAATTCCATATAATATATTGTTCATCCAAGATCCTGTGGGTAATCGTTTACAAACTCTTTATGCTTACGTTCAGCAATAAGAGTTTGTAAAATTTCTTCAACCATTTTGTTCAATGTGATATCACGCTTGTGTGCTTCCATACACAACTGTAACATTACATCATCTTCCAAATCAATAGGAACTTGAACACGCTTGTCAAAATCTTCAATGCCATTAAAGATTGCCTCTGCTTTTTCTAAGAAATCTTCCTCAGTTTCGAGGTCAATCCACTTAACTTCATCCCATGCTTTTTTCCATTTAACTTTACGTGATTTGGCTTCGGCAATCATTGCATCTTTGAATTCAGGATTTAACCAGCGATATGGTCTTTGGTCTTCATCCCATGCATGGATTTTAATACTTACATCGGCTTCATAGATTTCTTGTGTCTCAGTACTGTATACGACCGACACATAAGCAAAATTACTCTCATAATTTAACATACGTGCATCAGGATAACAGCTCCAACCATACTCACTACCTTCAGTAATACGGTGATTTGTTAATTCATTTACTTGACTTAAGTGCATTTTCTTGTCCTTTGTAGTGTTCAATAATAGGTTCAATGTCGTTATTATATATCTGTTCCATTGTTTTGTAAAGCATTTTGGCATCCTGCTCAGTCATGCCACTTGTCCAAGTTGGATCATTATCTGTTTTACGCAATCCATAATCATGTCTATAGGTCATACACATGTCATGTATGATTTGTTCTTTCAATTTCATAGACCTCTCCTCAATTGTTTACATTGATTAATAACGAATTCAGGATAATTATTTTGTGATCCTAAAACTTGAGAACAATTGAATGTGATGGTAACTTCATCATCCTCGTCATATTCGTCATGCATAATGAATCCATATACTAACCCAAGCACAAAAACTATACCCGATATCAGAAATAGCGGATATAACAAACTTAGCAATCTATTTGGGCCGGGGAATCTGTTCATATATAGCAATCCACTAATGTACCAATGTAAAATTGATATCTATAATTGTTGTAGTCTGTGCGATTTTTTAAATTTTCGTATTGGTGCATTTCTTCTAAATTTTTACGTAATTCACGTTCTTCTTCTAATCTATTTTGTTCAGTGTACTTGATTCTTTTCCAATCATAATATTCATCTACCCTGTCATAATGTTTATTGAAAACTTCTTTTCGCAATTCTTCTTTTCGCAATTCAAGTTCATGTCTATGCCGTAAGGTATAATCCAACAATGGGGTGGGTGTACTTACTGTAGAGTTTATACTAACACTCATGTGTCATCCAATCGTTTGTTTTATAGTCCCAATGTCTATTATCATAAAAGTGAAATATTAGCGCATATCCAAACAAACCCAATTCAAGTCTAACACCTGCATGGTCGCATCTAGTTGTCCAATTAAAATTAAAATTAATTAGATATTCACAATCCCGCAACACTTCAAATTCAAAGTATTTGTTTTTGAAAAATGTTTCCCAAGAACGATTGAAACTATGATTGAATGCTAACCTAGTGAAAGGGTATTCAATTGAAAATTTAAAATTTATCATGTTACTATTGTACAGTATAACTCAAATAAGTCCTAGTATTTTTGGTAAAGTACATCATAGTTTCAACATTGCCCACATTGCTGTTTTTTCCAAATCAGTTTCAAACTCTGGGTATACCTCATCCAATCTATATTTAGGAATATTCATATACCCTTTATTTTCTTTTTTACGAAACATATCTTCTGCGTCCCAAATTGATGCACTAAGCATCTTTGTCTGTAACTTGGCGCCGCGGCGTCCCCAGAATGATACACACTTGTGTCCATCTAAACGAATAATGCCCCAGACTTTATCATGGTTTTCTTGTTTACACCATCCAATATATTCATAGTTCATACTTCTTCCTCTACGGGTTTATCAGCTACGGGTTTATCAGGAATATTTTCTGTATCGCCATCTTGTGCAAACACAAAGCCCATATCCAACATTGTTTCAATTTCAATAGGAGTACAGTGGGCACGAAATACAAACAGTCGGCGAGTAAGGTTATCTTTAGAATAATATACTCTAAAACTGACCCGCACAATATTTAAACGTTGTTCTATTTCTGGCAGTGTAGGACCTTGTGACCATTCGTCAATCAATGATTCTCTGGTCTGTTCAAAATAAAAATCTTGCATCATTTTTTAACTCCTAAAGTCTTTGCTACCTCTTCCAATGCATCTTCTAACATTTCTGTTTGTTCTTTTTTGGATAACTTTGTTAGACCTAAAGCAATCTTTTCTTCATCGGACAATTTCTTCAAAGCCTCACGCCTAGTTTTGGCTACTTGTTTTTTGCGTTCCTCTTTCTCACGTGCCTTGCGATCCGCTTCCTGATGTTTTTCCCACCAATCACGAACCTCATCATCTTTAAGAACCAAAAAATCAGCATAGCCGCTTTTGACCAACTCAGTCATTGCCTTACAGGCAATGCGGGCAAGTTTGTCGTTGTTTGCTTTAAGTTCTTTATATTGCCAACTATCAGTTGGCTCGCCTGAACGATAATCATCCTCATAACTTCTGCAGGGCATAATATTCTCCTTTTATTTCCATGCGTTAAACAAGCCCAACAAACAAGTGACAATTGCCACAATGTTTACTACCAACTGCGGACGATTCTTAACACGAATGGTCCATGTCATAAACATGATTGTACCTAATGTGAATGCTACAATGTTGTAGGGATAAACACTAGGGCCAATTGCATTGCACACGTGTCCTGCGATAATGAATACTGCGCCGGCCCATTGTAGGATATCGTTTAATTTCATTTTACTCCAAATGTGTTTAATGCTGGTTGCAATGTGTTAATCAATTCAGTCTCGCGGCTATGAGCAGGACGCTTGCCTCTCACTACCTCAACAACACCGAATACAAAACGCTCTGCACCTCGTTCACGCAAAGCACGTGACAAACCCCAATCTTTGTTCTCAGTCATAGCACGTTGCATATGCTTTTGCATACGACGGGTAAGTGTCTTACGAACATTACCTGCAAAACAAACAGCAGTCAAACCAATGTAGTACTCAAGTGTTACAGTGTCTTGAATGTAGTAGATGACTTGATTGCGGTCTGTTCTACGTTTGCGGTTGATTTTTGAGTTCATGTAAGTATTATATACCCAAAGTGATTTATCGTCAACCTTTTTGTTTTCTTTGAGTGTGTGTCAGAGTTTGAGGCCAACGATAGAATTGGTCCTAGAGCACCTGACACACAAATGAATACTTAAGTATTCATTTTTATTAAGAAATTCTGTATGTAAAACCCTGTTTGGTTAATACTTTTGTGTAACCTTCACTCTTGTAATCTTGTTCAAGTAGGTCCAATGTCTTTCTATCTTTGACCCTAGGCTTTTGTACTTTAACACTAATAAATTTCTTACGAAATTCAATATAAAATTTATCAGCATTGTAGACAAGTTCGAGGCCCAATTTGACTTGCTCGGCCCTAAGTTTTTGACTATCAGAAAAAAGAGAACTATTTACTGCACTACGCATACGTGCATCACGTTCAGCGAACCAAGCAAATTTACCAGCAGATTTGTGTTCAGTTTCTTTTTCAAACATGAATTGCTCCTTTAGTGAATTGATAAATGCATTATATACCCAATCTGATTTATTGTCAAGATTGGGTATATAACACTTTTAGTCTACTTTTGCAAATCCCATGAACATTTCTATGTCATACCAAGCTACTGCTTTAGTATTCATTTCGTAGACAAGCACAGGGTATGCTTCTGTATTAACTTTATCAAAGTTAACAAGTTTCTCAAATTGAGATTGAGATTCATCTTCATCAGACTGGTCCTCAAAAGTGATGTACGCTTTGTTAGTGTTCACAAACATATCAATATCGTAAGACATAATTGGCCCTTTCAAGTGAATAAGATGCTATTGTATACCCAATTTGATTTATTGTCAACAGTGCATTTGTAATACTTTTGTAACATATTCATCACTGCTATCACCAAGATCCTTTTCTTCAGTAAAAAGTACTACATCACCGAATTTTGCTAACTTACGACCGGCAACATCATTGTCACAAACGGCTACTACTTTTCTATTAAGACAAGTAAGCCAGTTGCGTAAGTCGGGACTAGGGTTGTTTGATAGCACTGCTAACGCACTAAAACCACGCTCAGTAAGTCTGGCCGCATCAAATAGACCCTCACACACAAACACGACATTGGGGCTTAAAAACAAACTTTCCACACCCCAAACCGCTAGTGTAGGTTGCTTGCGGTATGTGTAGTATTTTCCTAGCTTAGGATTGTTGTTGGGCTTCTTGTCACCCTCAGGTCTGTATTGTTGATATCCAACCAATTGACCGCTAAGGTTGTATAAATAAAAAGTAGCAACACGTTCAACTTCATCGACCATTGGAAGATGTAAGTCAACATTAAGGTGACGTTCTTTGAGGTGTTCTGTTACTGTTTTCATAACCACAATTATAAACCCAAACTGATTATTAGTCAAGTTAGGAAAACCGATTTATTGTCAAATACCTTGTTCTAGTATATCCATTGCCTGTTGTAGTACTTTTGTTTGTCTGGTATATGCATCATATTCCCAAGGTAAATTCATATACTCCTCATACGTCATTTCATCCGGTAATTTTTTTGTTACGAAAATTCCATGCCAATAGCATTTGTGGTCACGTGTTATCTTCAAATAACCTTTGTGTTTTTGATGTACATGTACTAATTCATGCGCTAATATTTTTGGTAGTGAGTCGAGAGGTATGTTATAGTGTAGGCCAATCCTATTGATGCGATACAAATCTATACCACCGTAAACACTCTCACCTAAGTCATATAAACAGACTTCTAGTATTTCCGGCAACTCAATTGCTTTTGATATGGCTTTGGCAAACGAATCTATGATAGCTTCGCGGTTGTAACTATGTTGATTTGTTTGATAAAAGTATCTAATGTCCACACTTTATTTAGTGGGATCGATATTTTCTTGCTCTGGCTTTACATACTCATAATTTATAGTGTCCAGATTTTCACGAAAAACTATTGCACCATTACGCAAATGAAAACGTCTGGCCACTTCTGTCTTAGGGCTTAATGTAACAAATCTAGTAACACTAGGATAATCACGCTGGATTCCCTTTACTGCCTCAATCAATAACTGTTGTCCTTTGCCACTCTTGTAGCTCCAAATTGTGTAGAACACTGCGGTTGTAGGTACTACTGCGGTAGTCTTTAAATCGTTTGTATTTTCAGGAACAAAATCATGGAAACTAACACAAACCATTGCATCTGGTTTTTCTTCATCAACCAATGCGGCTACCATTCTACCGTCACTTACTCTAAAGTCAGTTGGTATTTCAGGACGTACAGGGTCATCCTTGATGAACTCTAGTAGTTTGTCTGTTAGGTCTTTGATAAAATGTAGCATATGTGTATTTATACATTACACATAAAATGCTAATATTATGTGTTATAAATTTTAGCTAAACTTTGTTTAACTAATTTTTCACGTTCTTGTTTTGTTCGTGCACCTAATACAGTTATGTTATACAATTGATTATTAGAATACAATAGCATAGTTATACAAAACCCTGCGGCATTTGTAAAGCCAGTCTTTATAGTTATCAATCCTTCATGACCAAAGTAACGACTAGTGGAATTACCAGCAACAACTTGTGCCTTAGGTTCTTTGACTGCTTTTCTTTTCTTTTTCTTTTTAGTTTTTTTGTTATTTTTTGATAGTTCAACTGGTGATACTACACGTTGTGTTTGTGCGGCGTGCTGTACTATAGTGTATTCGCTTACTGCTTTGGTTAGTTTTATTATATCACCCACTGTGCTATGATTCATTGGGCTAAGTCCAGTCGGTTCAACAAATCCAGTTTGATGCATACCTAAAGTTTTTGAATTGTTATTCATATGATATATGAAATGATTCATTCCCCCTGGAAAATTTTCTGCCAGAGTTATTGCGGCTAAGTTGTCACTACTGACCAACGCCAAATTAATCAATTCTTGTCGAGCAAGGATCATTCCTTTGCGTAACTTAGTATTTACAACCTTGTTACCAGTGACAGTAAGTTTCTCATCCATGTTTTGATTATATTGTAATACTGTGTATACAGTCATTAACTTGCTTATACTAGCAATGCTAACTTCTTCACAGTACAAAGATCCATGTAATACGGTATCATTTGTTACATTGTACACTACGCTATTAGGATGTGCAAAACAGACTAAAGGTAGGAATAATAAAGATATTAAAATTTTACGCATAGAATATTTATTGTAGCAGGATGCTATCAGAATAACACTATAATAGGATAACCGCAAACCCTATAAATAGGCCTAAACTGAATCCTACGACGGAGAACCATAGCATAAGCAATAAATATAACCAAGTATTTTCTATCCACTCAATATAGTTCATATAGTATTTAGCCAAAAAAATAGACCCCGAAGGGTCTATTTACATTGTAGGACCGTTTCCTGATTTGAATCCTACTTCCCCACCTTCGTCTTTGATGCGTTTTATAACATCTTCAAACAATATAGGACGAAAGTCTGTTTGTTCTACGCATACACAATGATATCTTGGATCAATTTCATCACTGTACAACATAGTGCTAGTCTTAACATCATATCCACGGGGCTTTTTAACACGATTGGCGTGCAAATGACCATGAATGTTGACCCCAAAACGACCCAAACTTTCTTCATGTACCGGGATATGACTCAATATCATACCGTTCATAACATGATAGGCTCGCAATTCACGAAAATATTCATTGTATTCAGTGTCACGGAATATATCATGGTTACCACGAATCAATACCTTGTCACCGTTCAAACGATGTAATGTCTTTAATGCCTTGCGGTTAATAACAACATCACCCAAGTGATAAACTTTATCGTTCGGGCGAACAGTTTCGTTCCAACGCTTGACCATTTCTTCATCCATTTCCTCAGGACTATCCCATGGACGTAACTTGGTTACACCATCATTGCGTGTGAATTTACATACACCCATGTGTCCAAAGTGTGTGTCACTAACTAAAAATACACTAGGCATATTAAATTCTCCAAATTTCTTTAAAACCTTCTTCTAGGGTAGGCTCTTCCCAATTATCAATCATTCTTTGCACAACATCCCAAGGGACTATTTTTCCACTAGATTCTCTACTAGCCAAACGTTCCTTCAATACTGCTACTGTAGGAGTTGAAAATACAACTGCAACATGCCAATAGTCAGGTAACATATAAAACTTTTTAGAACGACTAGCAATAGTAGTACTAGTTTGATCCCAGATTACATCACGACCTGCTTCCCTTGCGGCAACAACTTCCTTAGCCATTAGGTACACTGCTGTGGGCATGTAATCCTTAAACACTTCTTCATAAGTCTTACCTTGTTCTTTGGCGTATGCTTCTACATGATGGTCAGTGGAAACATATTCCATACCAGCAAGCCAGTTTTGCTTCCAAATCCAAGTACTCTTACCTGCACCCGGTACGCCAATTAATTGATAGCACTTGTTCATAACCGTTCCCTCTTCACTCTACCAATACGGCTTGCTTTGTTCCATGTGTATGCGATACCATCTGGTGTCTTTCCGTTTTCAACGCTATCAACACCAAACTTACCTGCGACTTCAAATCCACTACCCTTGATTACAACAAATGAATCTAATGTCTTGGCATAGTCCATTGCCAAATCAAGTGTAGCAAATTCTTTTTCAATCTCATTACATTCTACAACAAACAATTAAATATCACCTTTATAATTCTTGGGTACAATCAATCCACTGTCTAATGTTACCCCATTGATAGTATGGGGTTCATTCTCATCATACGTCAAACCCAACACATCCATCATTTTATGTTTCACTAACAAATTGGGACTACGATAATCTTCCGTATCATCAAAACCCATCATTACACCAACCTCTACGACTGCACCACTACGACATACACCGGCAACACAATGCACAATCACATTACTACGATTAAGCAATGCTTGCTTTAGTAGTATAACCAAACTCTTTGCTTGGTCATCAGTAATTTTCATTTCTGGTTCAATGCATTTATCATCACGTTCCAAATCTAAGAATTGAAATTGGTGAACAGTATTAAACTTGTAATGAGGTTCGGGGAACTCCATACCACAATCAACAATCTGAATCAACAGGTTGTTGGGTCCTGGATCATAGTGTCTACCTTTTTTGATATCACTCAATGCTACATTTTGAATCCACGGCATGTTATTCTCCTTCATTAGAGTTATTATAAACGATTTTGGGATTATTGTCAAGCGCAAATAAAAACGCCCTAGATGCGCTAAATGTAAACTAATTAATTAAAGAACGATTGAGTGTGTAAACTCTATATAATGCGATGTTTGTCTAGGGCGTTTATATAAGCACACAATATCTCTTTTGCTTAGTAGAGCCTGTCTTATCGGGCAGGGTACTGATATGGTATACTTATATAAACAGATGCCCTGAGGCATCTGCTACTACTATTTAGCTTATGCTAAATCGTATCGTGCCTTCATAACGGTCTTCAACATGATTGCTTCCGGTGAGAAGTCATCCAAGTTGCCAGTTAGAATACTTTGTGCAATTGCTGGGCTAAATCCTGAGACTAGCGCAACACCTGCCTTGTTAAACTTAACTGGACTGTTACCGTATGCGGCGTTCAAGTTCCAGAACACAACCTTTGGGATTGTGTAGCCAGCACCTTCGTACTTACGTGCAATCATTTCGATTGCGGAGTCATCGTGAGACACCCCAGAATCAAATTGCATATCGCTGAAGATAACGATTGTACCTGGCATTTCTGCTTGAGGAACATTGT